AACTGGGAAGAAATATCCCATAATTAAAAGAGCAGCCAAAACTATTGAAGTCTTAATTACATAATCGATTATCTTCATCATATCATTAATATTTTAAGTTATATAATATAATAGGTAATCCTTACTCCAAAGAGTTTCGGATTTGAATTAAATCTTGATAACTTTGATACCTTGTTTGATATACTAACCTAAGAGTTTCCTTTCTCCCTAAATCGTTTACATCTTTTCCTTCTGGTAAAAACACCACCTTGACTTTTTTATAGGCAACAAGTTTGAGCGCAAGATTGATTGCGTATTTCTTGGCGTCTGGGTCCAGCAATATAATAAATCTTTCGCATGAGGATTTAAGTAATTCATTGACTTGATATCCAGATATAGCTTTACCCATTGTGGCAATTCCTCTATCTCCAATAGTAAGGGCATTGAGTGCACCTTCACAGATGTATACCGACCTATACATCTCCAACGCATCATAATTAAATATGATAAATTCTTTGCCAACTCCTGTGATATCTTTGTTAGGGTTGTTATACCGAGGACCTTGCCCGATAACATTTCTCGCGTTATAATATCTAAGTTGTCCTCTGTAATAAAAGGGTATAATGAGGTACCCAAAGTAAGCCCCCTTTGTCGCATAGCCAATTCCATGCTTAGACAACTCAGAGATGACAAAGCCACGGCTCTTGACATATCCTCTAATGCTTTTTGCAACTTGTGACTGGCCAAGGTTAAGGATTCTGAATCCTTCGGGTAGATACAAAGGCTTAGCTTCTGCAAGTTCAACCTTTTCTTCGTGAAATTCAAGCTCATCAAATTTTCCACTATTTAAGAAATTAATTAGTTCATGGTATGTATCGAATCCTTCTATATCCATAACCAACTGTGAAGGATTCGGATGTTCATTACATCTAAAGCAATTGGTTCTATACATTGATAAGTTAACTCCCATTTTTAATTCCCTATGACAGTATGGGCATACTGGGAGTTTCATCCAGCCTCTTCGATATTCAAAAGCACCTAACCTCTTGATAAAATAGGTTTTTAACTGGGATTTAAATTTATTAGTAATTTTCATCTATGCCTAACTATATTTAACCTACGTAAGTAATTATTTAAAGTGGTATGCCCTATAGAATATTTGTTACATATATCTCTAACTAACATACCTTCTTGATAATCATTCATAATGTCTTGGTATATAGCTTTAAACTTATAATTTCCAAACTTAGGTTTACTCTTTAAATTTATAATACGAGTAATAGCTGAATCAGAAATCCCAAATTTCTTTTTAAGAATCGACCGGGGTTTACCAAGATTATACTCATAAAGTAAACAGTTGATACTAAATTCGTCAAGTATATCTCGACCTCCTGGTTTAAATCTACCATCTTGAATACACTGTTGGGTATTTTCTTTATAAGTACCCCAATATAAATTCTCTACCCGATTATTAGTCCTATCATTATCTTTGTGACACACACAGGGTTTATTCTTGGGATTAGGTATATAAGTCATAGCTACTAATCTATGTACTGAATAAGTCGAACCTTCTATCTTGACTTTTAAATACCCTCTAATTAATCTGGGTTTTAGTAAGATATTATCTTTAAATACATTACCGTCTCTTGTTATTGTTATTTTCATGGTCTCTAATTGCTTTACGAATTACTTTTCGTATTCTCTTTAAATCCTCAACGTCTAAGTTACTGATAGAAGTTGTTTGCCAACCATTATGAGATATTTCTAAAGCTAATCCATCAGTCCATCTGTCTTTTACTACTTCTACATTTTTAGTTCTCATTCCTCTTTTTCTTTTTACCACAGATTCTACAATAGGTTCTCGTACAATACTTATTATAATACTGAGCCCTCTTTCTACCTCCTTTGTGTGAAAATATAGCTCTTCGAGGTTTCTGTCGGGTTTCCCACCAATGCTCGGTTACCCAATCATGAATACCGAGTTTGCATTTATATATCTCCAGTTGTCCTTTCCCTTTTCTTGGAATCAGCATCAGGATTACCTTTCTTAAAAGATTCTTCAAGTTTCTTACCATATACTTCATCATAATTCTTTCTTTGTTCTTTAGTAAACTCTGTACATCTTTGCCTTTCTACATCACACCTAAATAAGGCTCTACCAGAAGGAAGACCATCCCTTTGTACTACAATCTCTGAACGAAGGATATTATCTTTCTCTTCTTGCTCTGTACTGTTAAGACCCATAATGAATTGAGCATTACGTACAATGGCAATAGAACCAGATATATCGTTCTCATCATATTTAGTTGCTTGGTGTTTCTTACCTTCACGAGTAATATGATGAGCAGTCCATACAACATCTAAATGCAAATCCTCAGCAAGATTCTGTAAGTCAATATATACATTTGAGATTCTATCAAAATCCTCTTTATCCTTTGCAATAGAAGCAAGCTTCCCTGCATAGTCAACCATCAATACCTTAATATCAATCCCTTGGCTCCTAAGAGTAAGTATCTTCTCCCTTATATAATTGCAGTCAGTAATTAATGCAGGTACTCTTTCAACGATTAATTCAACTCCAAACCTTGCAAGTTTTCTTAAATGCTTAGCCTCGAGTTTATCATAATCTCCAGTATATAATTCCTTCTTAGTTTTATTGATACTGGATTGAATGAAACGGTCCATGATTTGTTCTTGACCATTTTCTGTATCCACATAATAAACTGACTTCTTCATTCTAAGGTAACCTCTTGCAAGGTTAACCATGAAGAATGTTTTCTTTGCTTTAGGTTTATCCAAGATTACATTGATTGATGCACCTGGGAATCCTCCCGCATTGGTTAAATCGTTTAGTTGCCTAAATGGGCATGGTACTACTGAGGGTTCTGCCTGCCTTTTAAATTGACGTTCAGTAACATCTCGAATCATGAATAAAGGTTCATCCTCCTGTTTAGGTCTACTTCTTTGTAAAACCTTCTCTACCTTTCTAGAATATTCTTCGTACTGTTCAAAGTTATCTAAGTCGAATGAATCATTTAAGTTCTTCATTTCAACATAAGTAGAGAACTGATAGATTTTCTCTTTAATATATTCTGAATCAGATAATTGAATTGAATAAAGATTTTTGATAACCTTCTCGATGTTTGGGATATCGTCCTTAGTAACCAGGTCAACATAGTTTTTGGATTCTAGCATTTCTCTGAGTACTTGTTTAAGGACATTCTGTGATGGTATCTTTCTTTGCTTCTTAAAGTATTTAAGTATACCTTCACATATTAAGGAATGTTCGATAAGTACTAAGTAGCTTGGTTTTATTCTGCTTAGTACTAAACCTCCTTCCTTATCTTGAATGATGAACCTGAGAATCTCTAACTGGAAGTCAGGTGCAAAACTAAATTTAATTTTATTCTTTTTCATACATTATTATATTGCAATATTATATACTAATAGATTTTGATAGTCCTCGTGTAGTTCTGAACTCATGTCCACAATATCTAGTCTTCTTATCCTCAGCCGCTCGGTGAAATTTTTTGATATTCTTATATTATATAAAATATATTTATTATATTTGCATAACGAAATACTTAAAGAATATGAGGAAATGTAATGGAAACAATGGTTCAGAGCTTCATAGATTAAAACCCATGCAGGATTATGATGAAGCAATGTTTAATCGGTTATACAAAGTTTGTAAGCCAGTTATTCGGAACCTTACCAAACAGATTGATTACAAAAGGTTTAACCTTACTCCAGATATAATATCTTCTTATTTCTGGGATAAAATGTTATTTGTTTTTAATAAGTACTATGGTACTTGTAGTGAAGAACATCTTAAAGCAAGAATCCTTTCTTCTCTTGCTACATTTAAGAATAAGCTTCTTCGATTTGCCTATGGAGAGATTGCAGAATACAATCAGAACCTATTCAAACTTGAAGACTTATTTGATAATGATAAAGAGTTAGAGGATGACGATGAAGAAGTTAAGGCTAAGGAAGAAATGCTTGAATTATTATATAAGTATATGAAAGAGAAGTTATCTCCCGATGCTTATATGGTATTTGAAGTATTACTTACTCCACCTCCTTATATTAAGGAACGAATTAAGGATGGAGAAAGAATCACCAATATAATGTTGGTTGAGTTCTTTGATATGCCTAGAACTAAGAAGTCAGTTAAATACATAGGAGAACTCAAACAGGATATCTTATATTGGGAAGAGAAAGCTAAGGAAGAACTTCACTACTAACACAAAAGAAAAGGGGCGTTTCCCAACGTCCCTTTCTCAACATCATAAATTAAAAGTTCTTTGTCAACAATATAAGTAGTTAAGACATATTATTATAGTTTTATAATATATGCCAGTACGTAGTACGGTGGCCTATTTTCGTGAGGTTGACCTCCACCTGCAGCCCTGGTATCATGGTCCCATAGGCATACATAAGAATTATCTCTATCAGTTTTATTACTACCAGAAAGGTTATTACCAATCCATTGAGTACCATTAGCTCCCACCAAATCTGAATGAGCCTCGATAAAGTAAGCATCTGCGAAATTGTGAACGTGAGATGGAATCTCTTGAGTTGAAAGAGTTACTTTTTCTTGGCCACCCGTATTACCAATCAAATTGTAATCCTCATTACCTGATGACCAGCCAACAATAAACTTACCCGATAAGTCTGGTGTCTGTAAGTCTTCTACAATCTGACCATTACATAAAGCCCAACCTTCTGGTACAGAAACTCCATTCCACATGGCAATTAGTCCTCTTGGTATATTAGCTCCTGCCATACCACCAAGCTTTTCATCAATGTAAGCCTTGATATCAAAGTTTGGGAATCCTTGCAATAGTCGTAAGAGAGTTTCTATATTGGCTTGTTGCATTCCATGGATAGCAGTATTATATTCTACTGGTTGGGGAAACTTTCCTGCATAAGGAACAATAGAATATTTCTCTACTGTGTTATCCATTGAGTTGGTACCTTGCCCATATATACCAATTAATACCCTTGAGGATTTGTCTACCAAACCTTGAGATACTGAAGCCATAGCTCTATTCACTAGAGACTCATATGATAATTCATTATCTTCTAATACATTTGTTTTTGACAGGTTTCTAGAATCCTTGGGTGTTGGGTATAATGGGTCTACTGATTTCTTATACAGAGAATAGAACGAATTAGATTCATTCCAGAAAGCTCTGAACTGTACTGGGTTCTGTACAGGCTCTTCCAAAGGTGTATGGTAAGCAAATACAATCACATCCTCATTAGAACCCTTTGAGCCTTCAATATTAGGTATACTAATATTAGCACTATCAGAAATATAGATTGTACCATCCCTTGCTATACAACCAAAATTTGTATCTGGGCCTTCACCAGAATCTGCAGCTTTAGTCATATACCTTGAAAGGATTCTATCCTTTATTGCTTGATATGCAGGAGAAGTAGGTTCTCCATTAGGCAAGAGAGTGATTGCATTATTTACAATCGTTGCAGAACCAAATCCACAAAATGGGCCAATGCCTACTGGTGCAGCTATAGCTTCAGCTGCATCCTTAGACTTTATTATACCTTCATAATCAAAATAGGTTTTCATAATGTATCTTCGTTATTGTTATTACTCTTATATTCTTTCGATTGGTTTTTCATATCTTGGAAAGCCTCTCCTATAGCCTTGAACTTGAAGGTTATCAATTTCCAAAAGATAGACCAGATACTGTACTTCTTTTCTACACCATGTAAAGTACAGATATGATTATAAATACTATCTATTTCAAAACAGTAACATAATACCATTACCGTTATAGATACTGTTATTGGATTTAATCCGTAAGGTTCTCCGATGGCTTTACCTATTACGGCACCCAGTAAGATGTAACACAGGTAATCAATGATTTTATTAAGAGTTCTTCTCCCGGCTCTAGATTTTCTTATTTCAATCTTCTTTGCCCTACTTGCAGATAGCCCAAACCAAAAATCTGTAAGTATTAGTACAAAGGCTAATAAAATCATCCACCTCAAATCAAAGATAATGGCATAACATTCAGAAGTGAATCCAATGATACCAGTTTTAAATAATGTGTTAAAAGAGCTGTTTTCCATTTTGTTTATTCTATTTTAAGTGACCATTCTGTTCCTTCCGGAACTAATATATTAATACCTTGTTCCGAAATATCATTGGATTCCCAAGTAAGTTCTGTCTTATCAACTACATCCAACAGGTTTACTATGAATACTGCTTTAACTGCAGGATTAGCTTTCACATAGAAAGTATGTTTACCTGGTAAATTAGTAAAGAATTGATAAGGGCTTGGATGAACCACATCCGGAGCTGTCTCATATACAATATCTGAAACTTCTCCAGTATCTGAAGTACAGGTTACGATAGTAGATACTTCTTGTACATCTTTGCTTAGTTCTGCACTTACTGGATTACAAGTTAAAATATACTTAGGTATAACATCCTTAATCGTAAGGCTTACTACTGAACCTTGATAATAAAACTCATAATTACCTGCTTTATCGAAAGTGATAAGAGTGTTCGAATTGTATTTCTCAGATGAACCCTCTAAGTCAATCCCAGTTATCATATTACCACCATCTCCCCAACGTAGGTAGAATTGGCAATTCTTGGATTTGGTTAATTGATAGCCTGCCTTGATATACTTTCCTGCATCTGCTTCAGAGTAAGGTTCTAATTCATACCAATTCTCATCCTCTTCATTCAAAGGTTCTAACCACAAGTAGGATTGAGGAGTAGGTATATAAGCAAGTACTTCTACTTCTACAGACTTACTAGCATCACCCACCGATTCAAGTTTATAACTTCCAGCTTCATTAAATTGGTATTCTGTACTTCTACCATAGTAGAAATCAGGACCAACTACATAGCGATTAGTTAATTCTAAAGTACCAAGTTTTACCCAAGTACCTTGGGTATTCTTTTTGTAAATGGTCACTTCGGTATCAAAATAACTACCTAAGTTTGCACTTTCGAAAGTAGAATAATAAATACCAGATGTAACCCAAAGATTAACTGATGCAGAACCTTGAGCATTTAGGTTTAATCGTTTGTTTGATACGCCTATATCGTAGTTAATCGTATAACCTAATCTGTAAGCTACTACTGTACCATAATTACTAGCATTACCTGAGTCATCTTTAGTACATCTAAATTGGAATGTACCAGTAGTAGTTGGTGCCCATCTTTGACCATTACGAACTAAAATACCTGGGTCTGAAATACATACGGCAATAAGTTGACTTGTATCTTCGTTAGGATCTGAAGAACGAATAGTTATCAAAGACTTTTCACCGTTGGTAAGATTAATGTTTCTTGGTTTACAGAGTACTGTGTAGTTAGTAGCAATAGCAGTTACGGTTAAGGTTACTTTCTTTGCTGGGAAGTCTGAAATAACCCATTCATAAGTACCAGCAGAAGTTATTTCCCAAATAGAACCAGAATCCTTAGTTTCATAAGTATTAAGTAACTGTACAGATACGGGTTTAATATTGCCCTGATAATTCATATTAGCAGTTACCTTTACTTTGATTACGGGATTAGTACCAGTAATTACCAAGTTATCTGGGTCTGTTCCTCCCTCAACTATGTCGGCATAGATATGATAAGATTTAGTGTAGTATTCTAAACCTATATCTACATGGGTAGTTACTGAATTATCTCCTACGCTCCTGAAGTAATATCTTTGGTCACCTTTTCTTGCATAGAAGATAGAACCACTTTCATATTTCTTTGAACTCCATTTGTTCTCCGATGGGTCATACCCAGTTACCTGGTATCTTAAATCAGCATCATCATAATCTGATGTAACTGTTACTCTGATAGGTACTTCAGTTATATGCCCGGTTACAATCTTTGCAGGACTGATAAGTGGCTCAGCTACAATCTTATAATTATAGGCTAAGTCAAATCCATAAGCAATCTTACCAGATACATTATAAGGCAAGAACCTATCGAACAGTTTATCGATTGATTGTTTGAAAGCTTTGAACTCTGAGGTAGGAGAAGTAAAGCCATGACCACTTATAGAAATACCTACCTCTATACATTGAGCACAACCATAAATCTTATCATAGTTATACTTGTCATATTGAGAATAATCGGTATCATATAAGGGGTCTACCTTTTCCCATTTATCCATTGCTCCATCTGTCGGGTCTGTAATGGTACAAGTTAACCCATACATATTGAAAAGAATTTCGAAGAACTTCCTTGAGCCACGAATCTTAAGTAATGAGATTGAATACTTTAAGATAGTTCGAATCTGTTCATCACTTAAGTTGGGAACTCCTTTATGTTCTCCGGTTCTAGCAAATGGCAATGCTCCCAAGAACTCCCAGAGGTAGTTTAAATACCTCTGCTGAGTTTTATCGATATCAATTATATCTAGAATATTATCAATATCTTTAGTTATATCTTCTTGGAAATAGTTACCACAAATTTCTAGAAATCTTTCTAATATGCCCTTACCGTCGACTTTATAAGTATCTTGCTCTTTAAATTCGAAAGGTAAGAAATCAATTAGGTTTTTAAGATTTATCATACTATTTCGTTTACTTTAAGTGTTAACTGACTTGAGTCTTCGAATACTGGGATATTATAACCAGGGTCTGTGTAATCCTTGTTTGGTTCTGCAATGGTTATAGTATATCTAAACCCAGATTGATAACCATTGTCCTGGATATCAAGGGCAAAGATAAACCCATTTATAGTATCCCTGATTTGTGTAGTCTTACCTACTTGACCATCATAAGAAAAACCTCCTTTAACTGAACGTACTGTAAATTGAGTACCTGAAGAGAAAGAGATAAAATAAGACATACTACCATTAGCTTCATCCAATTGGAATTGACCAAGGATTAATTCTTTGTTACCATATACTGTAGTAGGCCAGGGTTTAGTATAAAACTTCTTCAAGTGTAAATAATCTACCGATTCAAGATTATCTATAAGTGCATAGATATCAGAGATTCTTACGCTGCCACCAATGTCTGAGGCTTCCGGAGAATAAGCATTAAACAATGCACTTAGAATCTGAGATTGTATTTCCGACGTTTTATAAGATTTCTTCCCAGTAACCTCTACATCCAGGATAATGTTTACCTTACCTGCAGACTTAACTGTTAACCAAGTAGTAAGAGGTGAGTTCTGATGTAATACATCATATACCTTTTGAATAAGATTAGAGTCAGCAGTAGCACCATTATCTGGAGATATATAAACAATTAATTTTCTACCACATTCATATTCTGCCTTTGCCTTACTAACTCCATCAACTAGTTTAGCTAAGTCTATGAAATCTTGTTTGGTAATAGCAACTCCCATAGTCTTTACACTCAAGGGTATATGTTCCTTGAGCATATTGAAATTTTCGTATGATGAACCTCCACCTGCAGCATAAGTATTAGATACTGTAGCATCAGTAACTGATGAAGATATAACTGTTGGTACAGAAGTAATCATACCAGATTTTACATTACCATTGATACCCGTAGTAAGGTAGAACTTAACTTCAGATATTTTGGCATTAGCTGCTGGCTTCTGTCCATATTTACCATCACCAAATAAGATATAAGGGTTTAAAGCTTCATCCATGGTAACCATGAAATGTTTATCGGTTGGTTTTGAGTAAGCAAAGGTGTTTACCAATACCCAAGATTCTCCACCAATCTTCATACTCATAGTTCCATGTTCGTAATACTTACCATTAGGTAGTGTACCAAGAGTAATAGTTACCCTTTCATCTGAAGGTATAACCATACCATTTATCTGGCTTTCCGTATATAATTCGTGTTGTACAACTGGAACTTTACAAGTAGTTACATTAGCATACCAAGTTACGTCTCTAGATGATAGCCATTTGTTACCATTAGAGTCTGTGAATAAAGTTCCAGAAGGTATAGTTAACTTAGCACCAATAGAATCTCCAGATACATCTCGAGATACTACCAAATCTACTGATGCTGCAATAGCACCTCTTGCATGATAATCTACCAAAGCACCATGCTTAACTACTGAACTGTATTTACGAGCAGTAGGCAAGAATGATTCCCTTGCCATATTATCAATGTAGTAGTGAAGAACTTCGGCAATTGCCGCAAATAATGAAAGGATAATGATTAAGATATTTCCTTCCGAGTAATCAGTTACGAGTACATTGCCATCTTTGTCTTTGATATTCGTAAGTGATTCTATCAGCTTGGCCTTAATCTGTTGGTAAGACCTCTGATAAGGGTTGAGCCATTTATTAGTGATTCCCATATTAATAAGAGTTTAATGAATTTTCATTTTTATCGTAGGTCAGGTACAGGTACTGACTAGTAGAAGTTTCATTAACTACATAATGAACTTCTATGTTTATTTTAGCACCTTGTCTAGAAACGGTAATACCTTTAAAGGTAATCCTTTGTTCCCATGCACCAATTGAGCTTTTAATAAACTCTTTAATAATAAAACTTAGGGCTTGTGTATTTGGCTCCTCTATACATTCCCATAGGCGATTCCCAAAGTTTTCCTGTCGAAATCGTTGTCCTATTAAATAATACATTATAGAGCTTATATTATTTCTTACCAAAGCCATATCACCATTAACGGGATACCAACCGGTTTCACCCTTTTCATTTCTCGTAAGTTGAATAGGGAATATCATACCCTTTCCAACAATGTTAGTAAGATAGTTATCCATTAGTGTATACATTTAGTGTCCTCATAATCTTCTTGTTTGAAAGTAGAGAACGGTTGACTTGCTTGAGTTACAGTAGGACCTGAAGAACCTGGTCCAGTAGTTACACCAGAGTGTACATGAGAATTGAATAGAGCTCTTAGAGTTTCCAGTTCTTTAATGGTATTATTGAGTTTCTCGGTTAGTTCTTTGATATTAACTACTCCTTGATTCTCTCCCTTATTTAAGATTACTGTATCACCAGAACCTACACTTACATCTCCTTGTGCTTGAATAGAAATGTTTCCCTTAGCAGCAATGCCTACATCTCCATTTATATAAACAGTTAGCTTTCCATTATCATCATCAAGTACCATTACATTTCCTTCTGGAGTTATAATACCCATTTTATTAGGACCATCCAAAGGGTCTGGTATTTGTTGTAGTCCCCAACCATGATATTCCCATAGAGGTTTAGTTGGGTCTCCAAATTCGAATGTGACAAATACTATATCTCCAACTTTAGGAGCTAAGTACTTGAACCCATTATTGATAGAACCATGTTGGCCCTTAGGAAAAGCCCATGTAATGATTCCACCCATAACTTCAGGACAGCATACTTTAATACGGTTCATATGTTTCTCCGTATCATTATTATCTACCACTATGCCACGGTAGATAGAGTAGTATCTACCTAAACCTTCGATACCCTCTTCTGTTAGTAATCTAGCTGTTGAGTACATTATTTCTTGTTGGATTTATATCGTTCATAAGCTTTCATTGCCCAATTAAACTCATCGAAGTTATACCTTTCTTTCATAGAAGGAGTAACCTTTGATTGGTCTGCCTTTATGACATTAGTTTTACCATAGAGTGCAGTACCGTTGGAAGTTACTACTGTGCCTTCTGTACGAACGGTACCTGCAGCAAGAGCTTTTGGGTCTTTAGCATTTATCTCGTCATAATAGAACTTATTCTGTAAGAACTCTCCTGCACCTTTCTTATCAATAATTCTACCCTTATCATCCATAAACCTTTCTACAAAGTATACTACTTCATTATAGGTAAAATCATGTACAATATCAGAAGCATTAGCAGTATTCTTTTTGTTCTTACCAAAATCAGTTTTAGCAGAATCCTTAGCATCATTACTTACAATATCCTGAGTACTAAGTTGAGTCATAGATGTAGTTTGTCCATCTCTTGCATTGTTCTTAATCAAATCAAGAGTACAAAGATAACCTTGACCAGCATCCATTGAATGTTGTACAGATTTAATATACCAAAAACCTGACCACCTTTTTCCAACGTTATCCAGGTAAATTACCTGAGAAGATTGTAATGAGGGTCTACCTACTACAGTCATTTGGCATACTAGTTTTCTTTCGGATATCTTAAGACCACCGTTAGCATTAGCATTCATTGCCCAAGTAACTTTATCTGCTCCACCATATCTACCAAAAAGATTATGATACAATTTATAAATAGGTACTAAGTATGGTACCTTCTTCATTCTTCGTATCTTAACCCTAGCTTTAACTTTTCGAGTCATTGTAGGAGTAGTAACTCCATCACCAGAGTACTTTAACTCATATGTATCAGGGTACACCATAATACATGGGTCTTTTTCCATTGCAGATATACCTCTTTGAGATTGCTCATTAGCTGAAGCAATCTTATATTTATTGCCCTGAGTATCTCTAAGGTCAATCATATGGAGAGGTGTCATACCTTCCGGGTCATATTCTCTTGGGTCTACCCATTCTTCTGCAAGGTATTCCATTTTGTATTCTCCAGTAAATAAGTATCTTTCGTTTTCTAGTAATTGCCTAAGATTACTTTCTAACTCTTTACCGTTCTTTGAGTTCTTTAAGATTTCTTGAATAACCCTTTTCTTATCGTTCGGTAGATTATTTACAGCAGTATTAATTGCCTCACGATATTGCTCAGTACTTAAATTATCCAATGCTTCTTGTTTACCTGCATTATAAGCAACATAAGGCTTTTGAGAACCGTATTCTTTTATTGCAGAACTAGATTTTTTTACTTTAGCTTCATACTGTTTATGACTAGCTATTATTTCTGGAGATACAGTAATGGGATGAGGATGTCCCAACCCAAAATTCTGTCCAGTTCTATAATCCCATGAAGGTACTACTTCGGTATTATCTTGGGGAGATTTAAGGGGTTTGAATAAAGATATCTCTTCTTTCTCTCTTTCAGGTTCTGTAGTATCCGTAGAACCTACAACTAAACCCTTATCTTCTGGGTCTATTGTTTGAGTTAATTGAGCTTTTACCCTTTTAGTTATCTTTTGCATAGTGAAAGATACTCTAAGTACCTCACCATTTTCTTGTTGGTATATGTAAGTATATTCGGGTTCTTGAGTAAACTTACGATTGTGTATGTATATTACACCATCCCTAGAATCAATATACCAAGGACCATTTGCATACCCTTTCATCTTTTGTTCTAATTGAACCAAGATGTTATTACCTATTAATCCTAAGTCACTATCTATCAGAGACTTTAAATCACTTGGCATAGCTACTTGAGCTACTCCACTAAACCTGTTAGCGTAAAGTATCTTTCCAGTAGTATTTCGACTTTGTTCTGTCGGGACCTGTAGTGACTCGTAAACTTTATTACTTATTACTTGTTTAGCCATTACTGAAATATTTCTATGATTACGCCTATGTCATTGTTACAGCCATTATCCAAAAAGTTGGATAAGCTGTATTCCGATAAATCTGAATGAGTGTAAGGTGGTTGGAATCTTAAATCCCCAACTGTATCTATACACTTAATTGTCACATGAGTACCAGTGGAATCGAATACACAATCCAAATCTCTAACCTTAATACTGCGTACTGGGCTAGAGATAAATTGACCATCGGGGTATATGTATCCCCACTGAAGATAAATAATCGAGCTTTCCTGAAGGTCCTCGATATCTACTGTATCTGGGTCTCCAGTATCAAATGTAAGGGTAGCTAAGTTCTCCTTCTCCTCATCATACTTGTAGCTCCAATTACTTATATAAGCGCCAAGAGGTATGCCAGTAATGGGATTCATTATAGGCATACCTCCAGAATTGAACAGAGCCATGTAAGGTGTTGCTGTTCCATTATAAAGTATTGGTTGGTTAGGTTTTCTAATTTCAGCCATACATTGGTATTCTTAAAATTTGATAAGGTTCTAATTCTTGAAAAGGGTTCAAGATATTATTAGCTTCGGCAATCAAATACCACTTACCAGAATCACCATAATAACGATAGGCAATATTCTGTATAGTTTCTCCATCCAATACAGTATGTTGTTTATCGTTATCAGTATAAGGAACGTTTGGGGGAGTTACCTCTAAAGAATAATCTCCTTCATCATACTTAAGAGCAATAGCTCCATCATAAGGACTTGCTCCTGTCATGTATTGATTTAAGTCTATCATATCTGTATTCCTTTCGTATTCTTTAAATCTTCTTCAGTTACAATGTCTTGATAAGATAAGTTATAAGCACTTACCCTTTTGAAGATTAATTCCTGAGTTGCAGCTGAGGGCAATAACTTTAAATCCTCAATTGTACTTGACTTACCTGCTACTCTAGTCCTTGAGGCATTCCTAAAGTTATTCAGAGTATAAGTTGCAGATGTAAGAATGTATTGATGATTATCAAATATACCAGAATTACCCCATTCGATTTTTAGAATCGGAGGGCTTGCCTGATAAGCATTTGCCTTAGTCCACATTTCCAATAATCGGCATTTAGTAATTACCTCTTTTGGATTATCTGGGTCATTACAAAACCAAGATACATTGAATTGAATTATATCCTCACTACCAGTAAAGTGATACATAGGAGTATTACGTCCCATAGATTTAATCGTTGCCCAAGTAGTTTCTCCTCTAAAATCAATTGATGGTGGTCTATTCTGAAGAGTGATATATTGATAGGGGCTAGCAGTAAGATTATAAATCACTACTTGATTCATGCTTCTTACCTCAGGCATTACCAAGAAAAGTTCTTTATTCTTTGTAACACTCTGACCTTTAGCTGGGTCCATTTCTTCATATCCGAATGGAACTCCACCTTCTACTTGATGTTTTAATTCCATTCGATATTGATTCTGAATCCTTTGGTTTAACTTAGGATTCTTTGAACTAGCTCTTGGTCCAAATGGGTTATTAGGGTCATATACCTTCCCTTTATCTGCAGTATCTTTAGGCAATGTAGAAGTTGCTCTATTGAGATAAATTCTTGCTCTCCAAAGCTTATTCAGAGGACCAGTAAGAACTCCTGCAGAATCTCTGGTAAGGTCATTGTATTTTTCAACAACCCCACCTGCTATCCGATTTAATATTCTTGCCATGATTGTTTAGTTTAATCCTAAAGATATACCAGTAAAATCCTGTTGACCACCAGGAGCAAAGTCTCCAGCTTCGTTTCCATCTACTGATATATTAATTCTTGAATCCTTGAATCCATCTCTGATTGCACCTCTAACTGCATCAATAAATGCTTGTTGGTTTCTGTCTTGAATAGAAGCTTTGGTTTCTTCTGAGTTTAATGCAGCAGTGTTATTATCTACAGAACTTGTAAGACCACCGATTACTTCTATCAATGCAGGGATAGCTATAGAAGCTAGTAGTCCCCAAGGCCCACCTAAGAATCCTAAAAGTCTACCACCAAGTAATCTAGCACCAAACCCCATAGCACCTTTCTTAGCAATCTGTTGGCCTGCAGTTTTAGTTACATTAGAACCTACTGCTGCACCAACACCTGCTCCTGCAAGTGTACTCATTGAAGTAAATCTTCCTCTTGCATCTCTTGCTACTACAGTACCTTTCTTGGTTTTACCTATAGCACCTCCCATTGGCAATGCAAAGAATTTACCTGGAGCCATTTGCATAGCAGTCATCCTCATCATCATTGCAGAGATATTTCTCATATGACCTTCAAGGATAGTAGCTTGAACATTAGTTCTTACCATACCTTCTGCCATACCATTGGTCTCGGTAGTAGCTAAAGCTTGGAAAGTACCAATCATTTTGATTGTACCTTGAATAAATTTGAAGCCTTGATATAAAGTACCTACTACTGCTCCAGTTGCAACTACCTTTACCAAGAACTTACCTGCCCAAGTTTCTTGTATACTGTTAATAATCTTTAGGATACCAGAACCCAATTTAAGTACTGGGCTAAAGACTTCAGCAAGTGTAGAACCTGCAGTTACAATAAAGTTCTCCCAGTTTGATTTAAACTGTTCGATAATACCTGCAGGAGTTTGTAATCTTTCTTGAGTTAAATTTTCTACTGTACCACTTGCACCTGCAACCTTATCCATAAGTTCAGTAAGCTTATTAGCTCCAGTCCAGTAATCCTGAAGTAAAGCTGAGGCAGCTCTTGTACCACGAACTCCAAAGATATTAAACAGAGCAGAGGAGATATCTATTCCTCGTTTACCTCTAAGTTTATCTCCCAATATAGATATAATCTTATCTAATCTCAAAAGATTACCCGAGGCATCTACTAGAGTTTTTGGGTCAATGCCTAAAGATTTTAGCATCTCACCACCTCCCTTTTTCTGCCCGGTTACGGAAAGTGTTAAATAGCGCATCATGTTTGCTAATGCAGTACCAGCTGATGAAGCTTGGATACCTTGATTACCAAGTACTCCAATGGCTGCAGCTGCATCACCCATACTGATTTTGGCATTTCTAAATTCTGCTCCTGAATATTGGAAAGATTGGGCAAGGTCTGTTAGAGAAATATTTGCAGAGGTTACTGCAGTTGCCAATTGGTCTACTACCTGAGTAGCATTCTGTGAAGATATATTAAAGGTCTGCATGATGTTAGTCATCAAGTCAGCAACTCCACCTTTCTGACCAAGAGGCATACTGAAGATAGAAGCTAGCTTAGCTGCAGGGCCAATCATTCTTTCGATTTGCTCTACATTGTTACCAGCCATTGCCAAGTACCTTTCGCCTGATGCAATATCTGCAGCAGTAAGAGGAGTTACCTCATTGACTTCTTTGGCTACTTGCATTAGCCTTGCCTGTTGAGCAGCATTAGCTCCAGACATTTTAGAAGCTAAGAATACTTGGTCGTATACTCCTGCAGAATATTGGTAGGCCCTTGCCATACCTCCAACCAATTCTTTTCCAAACTCAAAAGCATTAGAAGTTGACATTTGAATACCTCGATTCCAGGTATTCATATCGTTCATCATTGTTCTAAATGAGTTCGATATTCTGCCAGCCTCATTAGAGAATCGGTCTTTTAATACCATTGCAACACCGACCTCGACTAAGCTTCTTCTGTCTATCATTTTCTAGTTTTCTTTTTTAAGTTTTCATAATACTCATCGGCTATATCCTTAAATCTTTTCCTTTCTCTATACGGAAGACGCAAAAAGCTGAGATAGTCAATGGCTACCTCAGCTCTACATATATAAGTAAATGTACCTGGGTGGTCTACGCTTCCGTCAGGTAGAAAAAAGTCGGTGAAAGCATTATAGGATATTTATCAATTCTTCCAGGTATACTTGGATGTTCTACATCTGTGTTACCATCGAAGACTGGGTCATAAGCAAAGATTGTTTTACGAATCTCTGCAATATCTCTTACTGAGAATAAATGGAAGCTTTCTACCTTTTCCCATTTACCATCAATCTGAAGATGTAAGTTCCTTGCAATCAATGCAGCATTGCGAGTTTGTTTTTCTACGGGCAAAGTAACCAACATCCTTTCTCCTGCACCAGTAAGCAAATCAAATTTAACTACCTTACCTGAAGATAGAGTTACTTCGTAATCGGTAAGCTTACCTTGTTCTGGATAATAAGGGATAGCGTTTGGTTTTTCGGCCAATTCCTTTTCTGTAGGAAATTCTCCATAGTTATCGAATAACATCTCGCTTAAGGATTGACCGTAAGTTTGTACTCCGCCTTCTTGGCCCCAATCATATTCAAATTCTACTTCATCACCAAGTGAGAAGATTCTTGATTGGAATAAGATACAGTATCTGTCATTCAAAGGGATACGGTCTGCATCCTCTACCGTTAATCTACGATTAGGAGTAAAGTCGGTATCAACTACAATTGCCTGAATGAACTTAGTAAGGTTCATAAGGTTTCTTACATCCATAGGATTAGATAAGATATCCTCATCTGCACCATTCTGTTCCCTGATTGAGAATTTATAACCTGATGGGGTTATAAACTCATGTGTTCTACAATTTAATTCCATGTTTAAATAAGTTATTTGGTTATACTTTAGTTCATAGTGTTCGCTGTAACAACAAGAAAGGGGTGAGCCCTTTCTAGGAATCCCACCCCTCCCACCTAAAAATCTTAGTGAAAATAGACTAAGCGTTTTTAATACTTATCTACAGTACCTACTGAGAATTCGATACTTTCGATAGTGTTTTCTGAAGCCATTCTGTCCAGGTCTAATCCTGTAATCTTACATGGCCATACCTCTTCGAAGAGGTGGGTGTTAAGTACGGAAACTCCATCTTCAGCAAGTTCATTTACGATTACATTTTCCCAGTATTGGCTTGGTACCAAACCTCCACCAGCAATCATATCTTGGCATGAATAAAGCCAATCATGAAGCCATGTATCTGAACCTGCAGTAGTTAAAAGTTTACCTACTACTAAGTTACCTACAGTAACTCTACCGGCAGTTTTAACGTCCCGGTTAACGTCTCCATGAGCAACCTGGTCAATCTCTACATCTGGCAAAGTACAAGTTTGGAACAGATAAGTATTGATTGGGTGCTTAGGGAATGTGATACTCCAAAGGAATTTCTTTCTTGGATTCTTTACTTTTGCTCCCATGTTTTCTTAATTTTATTCGTTAACGTCCTGAACAGATACGGACTTGGATGCCTGGTCAATATAGATGCCCATAGTGATTTCTTGCATCGGAACGATATCCTTGAATTTCAGGATTGCTTTGTATTTACCTTGACGAACATCGGCTTCATTGTTAACCGATAAGTCATTGTACGAGTTAGCGTCTTGGTCACCCATCCAGGTGTATTCAGACATGGCATCTTCATCTACCAAGTTATCCAGCATTGGTTTAACTTCTAGATAAATCTTATTCCAAGTGTTCCAGATATTTGGTTCTTCCAAATACTTTTCTAGAATAGGTCTAAGATTCTTTTTGAGATACAGATTCAATCTTACAATTGCAAGGAATCTTTCTGAATCCTGTTTTACCTGAGAAGAAAAACAATGCCACAGCAAAGTTTGTTTACCTTGGTTAGGAACATCTTTGATACAGATTATATTTGCATAATTCTGTGCTAACTCATTGAGTTCCTTAGTTCTTGAAGGAGAACCATAATTTGGGCATACTGGACCATTACCATCATAGATAATGCCCCGATTCATACCAGCAAATGATTTCCAAGGTCCAAACTGAGAAGCAGAAGCATCTCCTAATCCTGCAATGGTACCCAGAACATCTGAGTCTACCAAGTTACCGTCAGCATTGTAGTATTTAATACCACCACCGAAGTAAGCAACATACTTACTGTTACCTACAGTACCAAGGCAAGTCTGAATCCAAGTGATGATTGATTTCAAGTCTCTTGGTTGGTCACCCTGAGTATAGTGAGTAGTATATTTTGGTACTTCAATGTAGTAGGTATATTCTTGCAGTTCTTTAACCATATCTACTGCAGCCTTGTGTACTTTAAATACATTAGTGGATGCTTCAAGATGTTGGTCAATGTGTGAACAGAAGATTTGATATACATCTACATAATCCTTAACGAATTCCAGAGAAGCAATCCATTCGTCTGCCGTAGGAGTACTACCGGCACTACCAATTGTACCATTCAATTTTACTCCATCGGCAGTGATAGCAGCACCATTGAGTTTAATATCAATTAGGTTTCTTGTCCCATCTACATCATCAGTTAACCATTTGATGAAGTTGTTCCAAGATTTGATGTTCTCTGTCTTTTCAGTTAATACCGGAACGATATATTCTGAGTTCTTTGCAAATGCACTCAGAGCAAGGTAATCTACAGAAGTATCATTGTTATTATCTGCAGTTTTGTAGGTTACTACTGGACCTTGTTCAAGTACCTGGCCATTAGCACTAATTACTTGATAGTAAACCGTGTTAGCCTGTTTGTAAATATTCACAGAGAAAGTTTCAGCACTACCAACTGGGTCTCCATATCCTTTAGTTACCAAACCAAAGCCAACAGCAACTGAACCAGAAGTAAACTCGAAAAGAGTAGAAGCCGTGGGTTCCTCTGGAGTTGCAGAAGCTACTACCGGAGAACCGTCTTCAGCAGCCTTAGGAGCAGATGCAGCTTTAGCTCTTGTTGCAGCAGATACTACACCTTTGGTTGCACCCTTACCAAGTACACGAATAATACGAAGCTTAGAACCACCATTGAAAGCCTTTTCGATGTTTGATACAGAACCATCTGGTACTATCTCAGAACCAAAGACTCTTTGGAATTGAGAGAAAGATTGGATAAGTTCTGAGGGGTCATCATATGGACCTTTAGTAGTTCTAGCCAATACACATGAAACTCCTAACATAGGAGTAGTTTGAAGAACGTTATCGTTCTTAAACTCGAAATTTACAGATGGTGAATTAGGCATATTTATACTAATTAAGTTAATTACTCATTTATTTAATACCCTCTAGTATTGAGCTATTTTACGTTAAGGTTAAGTAAATCTGACTCTTGCTTTTCGGTTAGTCCCATCAATACGGATATATCCTGAATTGGTACAAGTTCACCTTCTTCAGCAAGTCTCTCAGGTAATATACCATCCTTACAAGTATACTGATATACTTTTTCAAGTAGACCATGATTCTCGTCAGGGTGGTCATAGTAATTACCTATTTCGATAAATAGGTTTCCTGTTGGTGCTACCCGACCATCTTCCCATTCTTCTAAGTTATTATAATAAGGTCTTACGTATCCACGAGAAGGTAATGCTTCATACATAATATTATGAAGCAATCTCATATCGGCTTGAGTATTAGATACCAGATGAATATCTAGAGTTATATCTTTTGTTTCGTATGGAAATTCTGATGCTTGATAATTTCCACTCGCTAGTTTATCACCAATGATATATTTGTTCACACCTATATCACCATTATAGAACCCTTGCAATTCAATGGTAATTCTAGGGCATGTCTTTGCACCCTTAACCTGATTATTACCGATACCAAATATGGGAATGAATTTAGGCATAGCATCCTTATCTGCTTGAAACCTTTTTTCATTCTCTTGTGATAATGGTAAGTAGTCTTCAGGGTTAAGAGTTAAACCTTTCTTAAGTGCTGTTTGTAATAGGCAAATATAAAAGGTTCTTTCTACGATTTCTTCTGTATTTACCATATTATACTAATTGAGGTATTAATATTACATTAAACTGGTATGTACCACCATCAGTAAATATACATTCCCAACCTCCTGAAGTACTACCAAACATAGCTCCTGCATCTTTTCTTCCTCGGGCAGTTGCTGAGAAAGTAGCCTGTGCTGAATTAGCTATATTACCGTAGTCGGTAATCCAATAGTATAGTTTAGTACCTGAGTTAATATCTGCAGCTTGTTGAGTTTGAGATATAGTAGGTATTTTAAAAGCCATTACCTCTTGTGATACTTGTTTTCCTTCTATGAGTTTACTTCTATACCCAGTAATACTAAATCCTGCTGAAGTTTCGTAAGCATTTAAGATTTGGTCTTTTGGTATACCTAAATTAACTGCAGCAGGTTCTACCCAGTATCTATATGATACTTCTCCAGCAGCTTGAGTTACAGTTACAGTTTTAGTTAGACCACCAACTTGCTTGATAGTTATAGTTCCGCTAAGAAGTTGTTCTGTGTGATTCTTAGAAGTAATGGATACCTCTAGAGTCTTTTCTTCATTGTCCATAAATCTTAGTCCAGCAGTAAAGGGTGGTTCCTCTAAGAATTCTGCCGTAACCTCTACATTTTCCCAATCTCCTTGGGGTGTACCATTAATCATTTCCCTACGTTGAGAAGTGATTGCCAAAGTATCAGAGCCACCCTTACCCAATAGGTTGATGGCTTCCTTATCTACCTCTAATTTGTATTCGTAGTTAAGGCTGCCTTTCTTTTGAATAAGGTTTACAGTCTTAGGTACTCCATTAACTGTAATGGTAAGGATGGCTTTTTTATCTGCTTCTGTATCATTCACTTTTAACGGATGTACCATTACAAGTGCAGGACCAGTACCAGAGGTTTTATCTGCTTCAAAATCTGCCATTACTTTGTATATTTTCTAAGTTCTTTTCTTAATTGATTTCGTATCTCTTTCTCTAAAACTACGTTTCCACCGGCTGCCTCAAAAGCAGGTTTCCATAAAGGACGAGGTGGAAGATTACCATCTCTACTACCGTATTCCAACATGATAGCAATTTGATTAAGAGTTTTTCGAGAAGTTCTACCAGAGTATGTTATCTTCCTTAATCCTGGAGGAAGACCAACAAAGGTTCTGTCTTTCTGAGTTACCATAGTAACTGACCTTGCATATTGACCAGTAAGATTTAATAGGGTATGTGCTCCATACTTCTTAAGTGTAGCAGTAGCATGAGGAGGCCAAGAAACTTTGGAACCCGGTGGAGGTAGACCATTATTTAAACTACGTCTTACTATACGAAGAAGTTGATTACCAAACTTCCTAGTACCTAACTCATAACCGAGTTTCATAATACTGGGAGTTTTAGCAATCAACCTCTCAGCCTGACGTTGTTTAACGGGGTCTACATAAATCTGAATATCACATAGATTATTCGAGAGGTTTATGTTAACCTTTTTGCTTGGCATTGTTATTTTTATTTAATCCCAACTCACTGGCAATCTTCATAAGAATATCTTGTTGCATGGATAACTTCTCTGCTACCTCAGTTTTAAAAGCTTCAAATTCTTCTTGCTTATAAGCTGGAGCTGGTTGTTGTTGAGGAGTTAACATACCTTCAATGGTATGATATATGTTATCGCATTCAGTAACTATTGCCTCATATTTATCTCGGTTATTGAGAATATTTACGGCATTAGTTCTTTGGATATTTACTTCGTTTACGATATTGCGTAAGTCGGTAGTGTAATAAACATTATTATAAATACCCTCTGCTAAATCTGTGGGAAGGTATATAGTAACAGCAGATACAGAATCTTGAATAGAGATTTCTGTATTTGCGGCAAAGCTTCCATCTGGGCCAGTGGCTCTTGGTTTACTTTCACCAACTTTTAATACTTTAGCGGTATCAAAGATTGGATACCCAGAACGTCTGTCTCTCTCTAAGGTGTATATGGTATCACCTTTCTGCAATTTAGAAAAAATCAAATCTTCCATGTTCATCTTTTATTAATTAAGTTTAAACCAAATGATACTGCACCTGGATTCCTTTGCATAAAGTCTACTAGGTTTAAGAATTGATAGTATCCAAATTGGTCAATGAGTGACTGTGCTTTATTTGCTACTTCCTTTGCTATCTCTGCATTGGGAGCAGGCAATGTAAGTTGAATAGTAAAATCTTTTAGTTGATTTCCATTGGTTGGTTCTTTCTTAATCTCTTCACTTTCCATATCGTTTTATCTTTAGGTGGGTATAAACGAAAAAGGAGTACACCTATGTAAGATGCACTCCTTCCTAATCTGGCTTACGTAATGACGACGGTCATTATTAAGCCGGGGTTGTGGATGTAGTCTTAAGAGCTGCAACTACTGACTGGATAATGTTCTGGTCTCTCTGAGCATCTACTACTCGGTTGAGACGGGCAATTTCCTGGTCTTTAGCAGTGTTCTCGATAAGACACTTGATTTCCTGTTGGCCATTCTTGAGGTCACAGCAGCAACGTTCAAGTTGAAGAGCCAATTCGGACTTTACTTCTTTAATCAAACCTTTAGTTTCGCAGCAGCAATTCTGTTGTTCATGTTCCATCTGGCAAAGACGGTCCATAACACGATTGAAGCCTGCTCCCATTTGGTCACGAGAATCCCGGATATCGGAATTGGTTTTGTATCCCAAATCACAAAGTCCTCTTTCCGTTATGAAACGATTGTTAAGGATTTCTCTACCAACACCAGCAACATCTTTTGCAACTCCGCTGATTTCCTGAGTTACTCCTCTAGCAGCATCAGAAATATCTTTATAGATACCTGCCTTTGCTTCCTGAACAGTAGACTCTACTTTCTGAATGTCAGCTTTAGTGTCATTGATTTTGTCCCATACGGAAACTGCAGCAGCACCAAAGCCACCACCTACCAATGCTCCACCAACTGCACCCCAACCAGAGCCCCGGCCTGAGTTTCTATTACAACCATCATTACAACAACGGTCTCTGTCGGCTACCACTACAGTGCCTTCTCCGGATTTTAGTTCCATAACGTTTTAGTTTTAAATGGTTAAACATAGGTTAATTAATTTTGTATATAGGCCTATACGTATATAAATACCGCAGTATTGTTTTATTTATATCAAGTAAAATATCTATGATATACAGTACAAGTAATGATTGGTAACTTAGTCGGATCTTTAGGAGTTAAAGTTAAAGTACCAATTATGGTTCCTATGGGAAAAACAGTAGTATTCTTTTTTCTTATATCTAAACGAATACCATCATCATTATCTCCATCACTAGATAACATACTGATATTTACTGTAAAACCAGCAGGAACACCAGCAGAAGGGTATAATTCCCATTGATATTCGTAATCAGTAGTTCGATTTGGGTCATTACCAATAGTTACAGGCCTACCGCTTTTACTTAACTTTAAGTTACTTAATTCTACTTGTTGAGTATAAGTACTACTATCTGTACCACCCACTGATATATTGGTTTCAATTGTGATAGCATCTTGAGCTAATGTACCGAGCCCATAAAAATTACCTGACAGTATATCAATATTACCAACCCAATTTTCATCTTTTATGGTATTTAATCTAATTGTTCTAGGCCCGTTATTATTTACTCTCCCTCCCAGGTATCCTTCATCTCTAGGGTCTTGGCTAACATAGGCATATAAGGCTTGATTACCATTGCCAGGTTGTTCAAATCTTACAGATTGACTTCTAGCCGATTCTCCCTCGTTATCGGTTAATACTCTAATGGCATAGTTATAGGAATTATCTGAATTCTGACCATTATCAATTACTTGTAACCAATCTTCTGAAGGTGGTATTAAAGTAGGTTTGATATATTTCTTAGCAAATTCTACATTATTCCTTTGTAAACTTGCATAAGAAATAATATCTCTACTAGCAACAGAACCACTATCCATAATATCACCACTCAGAATTACATTAGTAGTAGTATTACCAGCTCCTTTCCAACCGAATATAAAAATCCTCCGATAGGGTACTGGATTTACCAATAAGGTAATGGTAGGTACTGTTCCTACCTCTTTACCGTTAATTACAACTTTAGGATTATATAAAGTTATGGTATGAGTACGTGGATATTCTGCTAAGTTCTGTACAGAATTACTAATACCTATAAAGGCATTTTCAGAATCCGATTGTAGAGTAGCAGATACCTGACCACTTGGTGAAGCTATTGCCGAGTTATTTTCAGCTATGGTTCTAGAATCCCAAGAAGTAGGAGTACCTTCTACTCCATTGATAGAAGTATATTCTAGTATGTGTAAATCCATTCTTACAGAATTTTCCATACCAGTAGTACCCTCTAATTCAACTTCAGTTACATTCTCTTCTACTGTACCATTACTATAGTTTGCAGTCCAAGATATTTCATACCTTGTAGAGATTGTTGCAGCATCTTGGGTAAATGCCCAACCATTTTCTACTTCAGCAGTACCATTGTAAAACATTACACTACCAGACCGAGTTTGATTAGTAGTATTTTCTTTTACTGAAATTTCAAAGTCATATTCGTAATTGGTAGGATTACCACCAATTAAATTTACAGAAGCCCAATCGGTAACGGTAGCATCCAAATCAAAATCAGGTTGAATTGCAACTTTACTCGTTACTTTACCATTGATTAAGGTTTCCCTATAAGATTGAAGTGTAACAGTTATACTCCGAGCTAAAGCCGAAAACATTCCATCTGGAATTGGTTCTACATAATCGATATAATCTCTAGTAGTAATACTTGCAGCTAATTGATTAAGGTTCAAAGTAAGCTGTTTACCAGAACCTCCCTGTTGTAATACTACAGTACCTCTTCGTATACTAGCTTCAGTATTTTCATATACTGGTATAGTAACATCATAATCTGCCCCTGAACCAGTAGTACTTGATACCTTAGTGGATAAAGTACCAGTCCAATTAGGTTTACTTATTACTGAAGTTTCTACCAAATTATAGGAAGACTCTTCTACCCCATTCACAACTTTATGTCTTCTAGATTTAATTACTGCCTTAGGAGTTGCACCTGCAGCAGCTACAGAAGGAAAGTCCGTAGTTACTCCAAAGTAATAATTATAACTAACACTAGCACCTGCTTGAGTAGTTGCCATATCTAATTCCTTGCTACCATAGGTTAAAGTAAGACTTGCTCTACGAGAAGATTCAGAAGTATTTTCAGACAGAGTAATTCCTATATTATAACCATCTCCAGAAGATTTGGTAATTTCTACATTGGTAATGTATGAAGATTTGGATTTTAGAGTTGGTGTAACATTATGCCAAGTAGAATCCTTACCATTAATTACATCATAATACCCAGACCTAACTATACTAAAAAAGGTTCCACCAACTGCAGGAGTACTGCCAAAATTATCAATTACCTCGAGTACATCCCTTGTAGATACAGTACCTGCTGCTTGGTTACAAGTAATGGTTAGGGTTTTACCTGAACCCACTTGCTCATATACTACTGTACCAGTTCTAGTTTGAGTTGTAGTATTCTCTTTCATTGTAATAGCAACAGCAGCAGTAGCCCTTTGTATCTCGGCAGACATAGATTTAACTTGAATGTTAACTCCTTCATGTGAACCTTCTACCAATGAACCATTAATATACTTTTCCCGATAACTGGTAATTTCACAAATTTGCATAGTGCCTAAAGCATCAAAATTTAATGTAGGTTGAGTACTTGTCATTGTATATACCCATTCTACTAAATGGGAACTTTGAGTTACCGTAACTTCTTTATATACTGTGTCCATGGTTGCCCTTACTACAACGCTTCTTTGATTTGCAGTTGTGTTTTCTGCAACGGTCAAAGTAGTACCCGATAAACTGAATCCAGTACTAGCAGTAGGTATACTAAGAGTAGGAGTACCTGTAGCATCAGATGCTGCACTAGTTGCACCTGAAGACCAATGGTTAGTTCTACTTGCCCTTGCACTTGCAGAAATTTGTGATGTACCACCTTGCTCAGTAAATGTACTTGGGTTTGCCGAAATAGAAACTACCCATGCACCCTGAGTTACATTGGTTATCTTATTCTCTGCTTGGTATACATCGATTGAGGCACTACCAGATTTACCATTAAGAGTAACGGTTAATGTACGGCTTCCCAATTTAGTTCTTGCCTTTGCAGTCATGCCCAGATTAGAACCCGATATGTTTTCGGACCATACTACTGAAGCTCCAGAACTTATAGTATCACCATCATCGGTTTTACCATTCCATCCCCAAAGTTGAGAATAAGTATAAGTAGGTGTAGCTGCAGTTCCTCCAGATGCAGGGATATCAGCGATGCTTCCTAAATATACAGTGGGTGTACCATAGGTTTTTACACCCGCAGCTTGGTTATAAGTGATGGTTACTTTTTTACCAGATTCTGCCTGAGTTACAGTTCTTATAAAAGACCTATTACTCTCTGATTTATTTTCTGTAGCTACAGCCTTTACAGAATTATTTGGCTCAGTTTGATAAGATAACCAATCTGGGAAATCATTCGAAGAATATGATACAGTTACTGGAGAACCAGAAACCTTACCGTTAATGTAACGCTGTTTATTAGAAAAGATATTAATATACCCATCTCCAGTAGTAGATACTCCGCCCAATGCAGAAAAACTCAAACTAGATTTTTCTACACTGAAATTATATTCCCAAGTTTCAACTCCTGCAGCTTGAACCATACTAACAGTTACGGTTTTACCAGAAAGACCTTGAGTAAATGTTACGTTAGTAGAACGTTGACTTAATGAAGTATTTTCTGTAGCAGTCCAAGTACCGTTATTCGCATTTAGCCAATCTGGTACAGTACTGCTAATGTTATATGAAATATTTTCTGGAGAACCAGAAGCAACTCCATCTAAATACTTTTGTCTGGTAGAGCCTATACTAATAAACTCTGGAGTAGGTTTCCCACCTAATGCAGGAAAGTTGAGATTTGTATTTACGGCAGCAAAAGAATACTTATAAGTTACCTTATGAATATCGCTTAGTTGTACTGTTTCATTGTTTCCATAGGAACTGGCATTGGTTAATTCCAAGCCAACGTAATTTTCTCCCGTTCCTGTAGGAGAGAGTGCCAACAATTCAGCCTTGGTAGGGCATTCGTTTGAATCCTTACCAAGGCCTACTTTAGTTTTGACAGCACTCCATGTTGCTATCTCTCCCATATTAATCCAAGTTTGTGAATAAAAGTTTCTTTTCCAATTCTTCGATTCTTGCCTTCAGAAGTTTGATACCTTCGATTGCCAGAACCGACATCTTAGAATAATCTACCTCTTTAACCACTACATAGGTTTCTCCATCCTTTTCGATTGTTTCGAAGGCTTCGGGATTAGGTACAGTTTCAGGTTTAACCGTATTCTCAGAAACTAATTCTGGGAAATGTTTTTCGATTGCCTGAGCAATAGTACCTATATCATGATTACCCCGAATCATAAATGAATCCGTAGGTATAGAGCAGATTTCATCGAGAGTATGTTCCAATGGTTTAATGAAAGTCTTAAGTCTTTCGTCAGATTCTTTCCATAAACCAGAAGGAGCAGATACCTTCTTAAAGATAATCTCGGCAGTAGTACCTAATCCCAATTGGTCTCTTGTTACTCCATGAGGATTACTCTTATTTTGGATGTGAGTAGTAAGATTGGTTTGAGCTGTAGTACCTGCAGCCTTAGCTTCTGCAATGGCAGTTGCCTGAGCAGTAGATACTGGTTTATCTGCATCTGATGTATTGTTAACATTACCCAATCCCACTTGAGCTTTAGTTACTCCATGAGGGTTAGATTTATTACCAATATGGGAATCTACTTTGGCATTTACAGTAGTATCTGCTTGAGCTCTTGTTGCAGCTTCATCTGAAATTAATCCTTCTATTCGGGTAACCTCACCTTTTCGGTCATTGACTTCCTTAGTGATATTATTCTGAAGAGTAGTATCAGCACCTCTTAATTCTTCAGCAACCAATTCAACTGCAGCTTCAAGGTCGGTTCTTACCTGAGTATCTGCAGCTTTTCTATCTGATACCTCTTTATTGATAACAGTAGTAAGTTCCGTTTTAGCAGCAGCTATTGCAGTATTCCTATCTACTACTTCTTGAGCAATATCATCAGCCAGCTCTCCTTGCAAAGCATTAATAGCAGCTTCCCTTGCAGCCGTTTCTGCAGCAATTTGATTAGGCAGAGTAGTATCAAGCTTAACCTTATCAGCTGCAGTCATAACACCAGCTTTAGTGGATGAAGCAGCAGGGATATCTAGGCCTTTAACACCAGTACCGTTTGCAGGTTCATAATTTAAGGTACTTTTAGAAGCATCAGTATTAATACTGATTAATCGTACAGGATTAAAATCCTTAAGAGCTTGTAGTTCATCTGAGGTAGTTTTACCTTTAGCTCCATCATAAGCAGTACCAGATATCTCACCAATGATTAAACCTCCAGAAGTGATAGGTACCCAAGTAGTACCTGACCAACGGAATTGATATCCTGGGTTTCCTTCGGTTATGTCATTATAAGATTTACCAGCTTCTCCAATTACTGGGTTAGCATGAGCAGCATCAGAATACAACTTGATATTGGATATCTGATTAGTAGGCGATACATCATAAGTTGCATATACATCAATTACATCATCTACATAAGAGGGTAATTGAGCTGCAGGTACCTTACCATCTGAACCCAAAGATGCTAATCCATTTGCCTGACCTTTAGTTGCCTTGAAGGTATTAAGGTCATCCTGAACTTCCTGAATATCTCCGGTTAGTTCAGTTTTCAATGCCGTATCAGCTGTGGTTCTGTCTTGGATTTCTTTATCAATCTTTGCACCCAGTGCAGTATCAGCTGAACCTCTATCGGTTATTTCTTTATCTACTTTTGAGCTCAAGGTGTCCAGCTGAGTTTTCAGAGAATTATTGCCCTCAATTCTTTCTTTATTAATTTCAGATTGATACTTCCCAAGCTCTTTATCCCAAGCTTGGTCAGTATTTACAATCTTAGGGTCTGTGGTAGCATTTACCAAAGTCCCATATATAGGAATTTCTGCCATAGTTATAAGTTTTTATCCGATTACAAAATTGAAATTACCAGCTTTTAAAGCTCCCTCAGTACGGTAGCATTTGTATGAACCTTTGCCTTCTACAGTAACTGTAACTGCAGCAGCCATAGGAACTCCAAATCCAGAAGAAGTTACCTTAGTTATACTGAAGTTAGAAGGTACGCATAACCATACATATTCTCCTTCAGCAATTCCCATCATGTTATAAGTTCCGTTAGGAGAACTCTTTATTGCCTGTTTGGTAAGACCCAAAACATCTTCACCGGTTAAGGCTGCCTTAGCAGAATGTCCAAAGTACATAGGGTAATAGGCATTTACGTTAGCAGTTGCTGTTTTAGTTACACCCTTGCTTGTAATACTTAAAGTATAAGTAGTACGGTCATCCTTAGTATTAAGGGTATCCTTAATGTTTAAGCTAGCAATCGGTGTGCTATTTATAACAGTAGTTCCTCTTTTAACCGATAAAGTTTCTGGAACAAGTGGTTTACTATTGAATAAGTTATTGCCACGGATAGTAATATCTGCATCAACTCCTTTCTCAATAATTGTAGGACTTACTGAGAAGCCGGAGATTTGAGTAAACTGGGTATATAATACTTCCCAAACCTCATCATGTCTACCATCAGCAATTTGCTTATCCAATTCTTTCATCCCATCTACAATGTTTGAGGATTCTGAAAGGTAATTAGTATCTTCCAGAGATGGCAATGCCAAAGCCTCTGTAAGACCTACTGCAGTTTTTACCTTAGTAATCTTATCATCGGCATCTGCCTTATCTACTTCGATACGTTTCTGTACCTTACCAAAAGCAATTGAGGTAGTATCGGTTGACTTGATATCTAAGTCAGCCGGTGTAGTACCGGTTGCTTTAGTATACCCATCCAACTTAATGTCGGTACCATTCAATACCGGGTTTGAATCCAAACGATGGGTATTGATAGTATGAGCATTGGTAGCATCGATATTATCTTGCAAGGTTTTATCAGCAGCCTTTCTTTCGGTTTCTTCAGTGTCTATGTTTTCCTGAAGAGTAGTGTCTGCTGCTTCCCGGGCATCTTCTTCATTATCGATACGAGTACCAAGAGTATTATCTGCATTAACTCGGTCAGTAGTTTCCTTGTCAATACGGGCATTTAATCTAGAGTCTTCTGCCTCTCTTGCTTGAGCTTCTTTGTCGATATTATTCTGAAGAGTAGTATCAGCTGCCTTTCTTTCTGAAGTTTCCGTATCAATACGAACTCCTAATGCAGTATCAGCTGCAGTTCTTGCTGCTTCTTCGGCATCCAGATTATCCTGAAGTTCTTTATCTGCAGCTTTTCTTTCCTCTGTCTCTGTAGTAAGAGCCTGATTAGTATCATTAATTAAACCTTCTACTCGAACAATCTCTGCCTTACGTGTAGCAATCTCAGTTTCAAGTAAAGCCTTAACTTCCAGGTAAGAACCAGAAATGTTATTCTGAATGCCTTGGATTAATTCCAAGTTTCTCTGGATGTTTGCCGAGTTCTGAGTGATAAGAGCATCCTGGTTATTTGCTCTTGCCAAGAGTTCAGTACGAGTTTCAGTAACATAAGTTCTTAAATCCTCTACTATCTTGGTAAGATTAGTACTCAGAGTTGTAAGCTTAGTATCCAAAGCTGCATCACCATCAATACGGTTTTGAGTTTCAGTTTCAAGCTTAGTAGTTAACTCAGTAAGTTTCTGAGTCATGGTAGTTGCGAAGTTGGGGTCATCTCCCAAAGCCTTAGCAATTTCCTCTAAGGTATCCAATACGCCTGGAGCAGAGCCAATGATTTTCTGGATTGCAGCTTCTACTTCTTCAGCAGTCTGGAATCCTGAGTCATTCAGTAACTCGGATACCTTGGTAATATAGTTAGCATGTTCTGCTACACCATTCAATTTTACCAAGAGGAGATCTGTAAAGTCATTTGAAGAAAGTACTTTACCATCTACCTTATCTACCTTCTTAGATTCCAATCCCTGAATAGCAGTAGTACGGTCAGAAACTTCCTGGGCTAAGGCATTATTAATAAGGGTATCTGCATTCTTACGGTCAACTACCTCTTTATCAATATTTACCTGGAGAGCAGCATCACCTGCAATGCGAGCATTAGCCTCATCAGAGATACTCTTAGTTAAGGCATTTACCTCATCTTTGTGATTGGCGATAGCCGTATTCAAGTTTGCCTGGATTGCATCCTCTTTAGCAATAGCTCTTTCCTTTTCTACGTTGATAGCTGCGGTGTTAGCATCTACCTTGGTTTTGAGTTCATCTACCTTTTCAGTAGATTCTGTCTTCAAGGAATCAATCTTATTTTCTAATAAAAGGTCAGCACCGCTTCTGTTATCTATCTCTTCATTAATCTTATTAGTAAGGATACCTAATTGCCCACCAACTTCAGCCGTTAAAGTTTGAATCTTACCGTCTATAGCAGTTTCCAATGCAGCATCTGCCGACTTACGGTCTCCAACTTCTTTATCAAGGTTTACTTGAAGGATTTGGTCTGCTGCCTTTCTTTCAGCCTGTTCGGTTCCCAAGGCAATATTCGTGGTATCAATACGAGAACTGAGGTTACTGTCACCGTTAGTACGGTCTACAATTTCCTCATTAATCATATCCTTAACCTCTTTGTAGTTATCACCTACAGTTTTGGTTACAGCAGTGATTGCTTCTGAGTTTTTTTGAATGTTAGCTGCATTGGTAGCAATTGCTGTAGTATTAGCATTTACCTGAGCAGTAAGTTCATTCTTAACCGTATTGATAGCATCCTGAATAGATAAAGCCAAATCGGATACTCTTTGATTAAGAGTAGCGATGTTTTCAGTATGTGTTGCATCTGCAGCTTTTCTATCATTAGCTTCCTTATCAATGTTAGATTGCAAGGTTGTATCGGCATCTTTACGGTCTTGGATTTCTTTAGCCAAGCTATCCTTAACTACATTCAATGCAGTATCACCGATAGAAGTCTGAGCATCTACATACTCTTTAAGTTCGGTCTTAAGAGCAGCATCTGCTTCTTTACGTTCAGCTATCTCAGTATCGATATTTCCTTGGAGAGCAGTATCTGCAGCAGTTCTGTCTTCGATTTCTTGATTTACCTTCTCTGTGATTGCTGCCAACTTCTTAGTGATGGTTGTAGCGAAATTAGGGTCATCCCCCAGGGCTTTGGCAATCTCTTCCAGAGTGTCAAGTACTTCAGGTGCAGAACCGATAATCTTTTCGATTGCAGCCTCTACATCGGCTTCCGTTTGATACCCAGCATCATTTACTAATTGTGATACTTGAGTAATATAATTTGCATGCTCTTCGATACCGTTCAATTTCTGAAGTAAGATATCGGTAAGGTCATTCTTAGACAAGGCATAACCTTCTCTCTTATCCACCTTACTTTCTTTAAGGGAATTGTCTCCTGCAATACGTGCTTCCTTTTCTGCTTCTACAGCAGCAAGTACTTCGGCTTTGTCAGCAACTCCCTTATCCGATAGAGCAGTAATCTTCTGGTCAAGGATTTGGTCCTGAGCAATACGGGTTGCTGCTTCTGAATCAATCTGACCTTTCAGAACTTGGTCTCCAGATTCTCTTGACTGAGCTTCCTTATCAATATTAGTTTGAAGAGTATTATCGGCATTAGTTCTGTCGGCAACTTCCATAGTCAAACCGTTCTGCAATGTTTCATCTGCAGCTTTACGATTGGTAACCTCTTCAGCAAGTTTACTTTCAAGAGCAGCATCTCCGGATTGACGAGTAGATATTTCCTCAATTAAGCTTTGACGGATTCTTGCATCCTGGTTTTCTCTTAATTGGGCCTCTTCGGCAATCTTCTGAGCAAGTTCTGCTTTATCTTGAATGTGGAGAGTGGTCATCTGGTGCATATCTTCCACCAGTTTATCATCCCCTGCTTTACGAGCTTCTGCTTCTTTATCTACTAGGTCTTTAGCATAAGCCTTAGCATCTGCCAATGAACCAGTAGTTTCATTACGCAAGTCGGCAATGTCAGCAGTATTCTTATCAACCTTAACTTCCAGCTTATCGATTTTGTCTACCAAAGCAATACGGATATTATCAATCTTTTCATTGAGTAAATCCACAGCTTTAAGTAAAGCATTGTTTACTGCTGTAATTTGAGAACCGAGTTCGGCTTCTTTTTCTTTTGCCCGATTAACCTCAGCAGTCAAATCATTACGAAGGTCGGTAAGTTTATTTGTGATATTGGTTGCAAAGTTGGGGTCATTTCCTAATGCTTCTGCCAACTCTTTAAGAGTATCTAGAGCATCACCAGCACCGTCAACCAAATCATCAATCGTTTTCTTAACTTCTTCTTCAGTTTGAAACTTAGAGTCGTTTTCTAACTGAGAAACTTTTGTGATGTAATTGGCTTTCTCTTCGATTCCATCCAACTTTCTTTTCAGTTCGTCGGTAAAATCGTTTTTCGATAAGTCATATCCCTCTCTCTTATCAACCTTGTTCTTAATAGAGAGAATGAAGGCCCAGAATTCATTGAGAGTTCCAGCAAAACCAGCAGTCACTAAGTCATCATAGTAACCTTGTAACAACCGCTGGTCAATTTCCTCGCAGGTGTAATATTTACTTACGTACATATAGGTTCATATATTTAAGGGTTAATTAATCATTTGTTTACCCAAGAACAGTTCAGTATCACTACCCATGAATGGTTCTCCTTCTGAACCACAGAAAGCATTCATGGGTATTCCTGGATTATCAGGGTCTACATCTCCGCCATCCTCAACATCACCTCTGATTATTGCATAATCTGGTAATCTGTTGACTCTGAACTTCATAGTTTGCCCAATACCTGGATGAGGTATTATCTTATCCCAAAGGTCTCCGAAATAATCTTGAAAGCAAGAAACGTATTTATCACCAGTCATGGATTGCATGGCTGTAATATCATTTCCTTGCCCTTTCATTTCAACATGTATTCCGCATATACCATGTAGGATTACCATATTACTATCGAACCAAATCCCATTTTGGGTTTCAATTCGAGTCCATCGTAATTGTAACATCTTTGCCATATACGTTCATTTTTATTCTACAAATTCGATTTTGGTATCTCTATCTCTCTTGAGAATGACCATGAACACCAATGCTTCATCTTTGGCCTGGGCAACTTGTGTATCTCCTGCAGGTTTATAAGTAATACCATTAATTACGAACCTATCCTCAGACCAGTTAAAATCCCAATAACCTTCTGGAGTTAGATGTCCCAGGTTTTCTATATAGGCCTTTGTAACTAGTATGGATAGATTCTCATCATCGAGTTCTCCTGTGATGGTGGCTTTATTGATAGGCCAGTTTCGAAAGGCATTGTAATAACAAAGAGCCTCGATGGGTATATTATAATATTTAGGGATATAATCTTCTCCATGACTTAGGAGTTGATTTACATTCTTTGCCCAAGTTATAGTTTGCCTTCCAGCATCTATATCCAAGAAATCATTGATAATCTTCTTGTATCTATCCCAAGAACGATTCTTTACCATTCTATGAGGAGTCTTGGTCATCTTTTCTTGATTAAGGTTCTACCATTTCTTTTTACTGGTACACTTGGATTAGGTCCATCCAATATACCTGGTCTTCTTCTGTCAACTACTCGAGGAACTACTAACTTATTAACTGGTGCACAGAATGGTAAGTAGATTTCCAATCTTGTAGCTAACATACAAAGTCTTTGTTTTAATTCGTCTATGACACCTCCAGGTTGCAAAGCTTGTGAGAATGTTTTCCATAATGAAGATGTTGAATCTGAAAGCATATCATAGTACTGTACTTCAGTAGGCCCAGTAGTGATTTGTTTAATCCTATCACCTCGGGTAAGTTCTGGTTTCGAACTACCATCCCCCTCTTGTTCTTTGGTTGATGTTAGTTGACTAAGGTATTCTCCGGTACTCGTTAATAAATTAAGGAGCTTGACATTTAGATAATCCCAGGCTGCCAATTCCATTATTAATTGGTTTTCTAGAGCTTCGTACATTAATTCATCATTATATTTATCCAAAGGAATACAATGATTTACTAGTGGTTGGATATATAATTGCCATTTAGTTATGTACATCTCCTTCTCCTCTATGGTCATACCATCGGAGATTTCTGAAGGAATGAAATAATTAATAAGGTTATATATACTGTCCGTTAATGTAGTAACAGCCTCTGTATTTACAATTACTAATTTGGTAGCAGAAAGATTAAGTCCATCGGAGTTCGTGATATTCAGTGCTACTGTATAAAATCCGGACTTTTCATAAGTGTAAGTTGGTTGCTTAACATCGTAAGCGGACCCCTTATCATCACCAAAGTCCCAGTCAAAAATGGCCTTGGCTGGGACTTTGGTTAATACTCTAAATGAAACTTCCAGACCATTCGCAATAGCTACAAAGTCTAGATTGTCCATGGTATCTTATTTTTTAGATTCTTCGAACTCTTCCAACAGAACCTGAATCAGAGTTTCAACTGTATCACCTTTGTCGGCAACAATTTCGTGACGAGCAGCGATAAGGGTTGCTTCTTCGAGAGTATAGGCTTTGGCAATCTTTTTGATTTCCATGCCTTTTTCGAACTGAGCATTCAGTTTCTTTTCCAACTTATCGATGTCATCATTGGAGTATTTGTCGGTAGCTTTCTTATCAAGAACCAAACGCAGGTGACCTGAATTCAAAGCCATCTGAATCTTTTTGGTTCTGTACTGACGAGCACTCAATTCTTTTTCTTCTCCTCTACAAATTGTAATACCTGTAGATTGGTCATGGAAGCTGTAAGCTTTAGCACCTACAGTTACTTTATATTTATCCATAATTTTACTAAGTTTTTAGATGTTTAAAATTAGGGGTAGGTCCTCGCAAAACCTACCCCATTGAGAAATGGAATTATTTGTAAAATAAACCAGGTGTAGTATTACTCAAGGTTAACCAAGAGATATGGGTCAATGTTCATGAATTCAGGGAATCCGAACTCGGTGAACTTCTTCTCTGCAGACAGAATCAATGCAGCATCCTGATACATCTTAGAGAAGCCTGTAGTCAGAGTAGCATAGATTGCCTGAGTTTGATTTGATACGATTCTTTCTGATTCAAGCATCAACTGTTTTGCAGTCAACTTAATCAAGGCAGCAGTTGTATCAATCAACAGCAAGCCTTGGTCAGGTGTACCCGGGTGAATGTAGAAGTTAGCATTCTTAGGTACAGGAGACTTCACATTCAGTGTAGCTTCAGTTGTACCAGAATGACGTTCTTTGAATTCCGGCAAGTTCAGCATTTCAATTGCTTGGTCTTCACCACCAATCATAGTAGTAAAGTTACGTCCCATACGAGCAGCTCTTACCCAGATATGCAGCAAATCTTTGTAAGTGATACCATTCGTAGTTTCGTATACACCGATAACCGGAGCAGATTCTGAACCATCTGGTTTGTTACCATTGATAACAACATCCATGGCCAGAGTATCCATTGCATAACCGAGCTGAACACCGAAATCACGAAGGTAGATTGCCAATACATCAAGAGATACGTAGTTACGAACTTCATCAGTAAGTTTGAATCCCTTACCAATTTTGAAGAGACTTACTGATTTCTGTCCAAAGCTTACATCTCCCAATGGGATAGTTTCTGCTTCGTTAACCTTTGCAGGTGCAGCATCGGACATATTAATCATCGGCATGATTGCGCTAAGACCACTGATTGACTGGTCAGATGCAATAATCTCCGGATAGAACGGAGCTTGACGCATACCAAGAGTGATAGCAGAACGAATGATTTCCGGAACAATCCAACGAACATCTTGCTGAGGCATCGTGAAGATGTTTTCCATTGTGTCGATTTTCGGATTGATATCCAACTTCTCGAACAATTCATCTTGGGTAATACCCCATTTACCAGTGGTAAGTTCACCTAATGTGATGTCCACAGGTTTTTTGTTCTGTGAACCTTGACGGTAAGCATCCAACTGCTGTACCATTTGAGGAAGTTCTTTTGCGAAGTCTTCTCTCTTCAATTTTGAAATATCAACTTTTTCCATGTTTCTTCTTCTCTTATTTAATAAGTACTTGAATTACCTCGTTTGCCTCATCTGCAGGTATGATGGCAATGAAAGGTGTAGCATCTGTTGACCGATTTGCTTTTACAAATCTGTCGTTCAGCAAGTCACCAGAGGGAACTACATATCCTGCTTTTAAGTCAGCAGCATTAGATACCCAGTTACAAATCATGTAACCTTCTACAGCAACAGTTACCTCTACTGGGAATTTGTTCTGTGCTTGGTAAGCAGGATTTACATTGTCGGTTACTGCCACTCCGATATATACCTGAGTAGATTTAGTGTAAGGCTCAATTAAACCGTCTTCTCCAAGAGCTACCGGCATACCTTGCAAAATTGTTTCACCATCTTTTACACAGAAAGCTTGGTGCAATTTGTGTGATTCACTTTTGTAAATCACCGCTCTTGGGGTCTTTTCCCCAAACAGCGTCATTGGCTGGTCTTTGTTTACGATTTTAGTCATAACAGTGATATTTATCGATTATTACTTGAATTTCTTCTTATACAAGTCTTCGAGGGTTTCCGAAGTAGACTTGGCTTCTGCATTCGAAGTAGTTGCAGGTTTCTGAGTTCCAGTCTTTTCATCATTCTCTGCAACAGAAGAAGCACGGCTTACATCATGAGAACCACAGCTTGCACATACCATTGGGAATTTTTCTTCCAGACGACTCTGATAATCCTTAGTTAAGGAGATGAGAGTAACGATGCCAGTAGTTTCGGCATTCAACATTGTAACAATAGTTTCATCGGCTTTGTCACCCATCAACTTCTTGTAAGTAGTAACAGCATTTTCACGGAGAGAAGCAATGTGATTCTTTCCTACAGTTGCCATTTCCTTCAAGTTTGCAACTTCTGCATTCAGGTTGGTAATCTGTTCTGTAAGAGAAGATTTCTCTGTAGTAAGATTATCTACCGTTGTCTGAAGACTGTTTTTGGATGATACCAAGCTTTGAATACAAGAAATAACTTCTTCCTGAGTCATTTCTTTGCCCTCTGCCAGAGATAACATGTTATCTCCGAAAAGCTTTTCTAAAAATTCTTGCAATTCTTTGTTCATATTTTCTTTATTAGGATTATGATTTTCTTGGGTACCATTATCATTAAAAGAATCTGGAGTATTGTCCTTTTCTTGGAATGAGTTGAAATCCGTTTTGTAGTCAGTAAAGAAGTACTGTTTGGACTTGTCATCCCGATATTCCTCATAAGAAGACCAGGTTCTTTTTGCAAAGGTTGGATTAATGATTTTACCATCTTCACCAATCTTTTGAGCAAATGAATCAGCTCCATGAGATACCAGGGATGTTTCCATATATCGAACTACCTCAGTAACTATTCTACGAACCATTTCACCTTTAGAGTCATAAGTACCAAGTTTTTGATAGAATTCACCATCTTCCATTCCTGGGTGTGATTTATCCCACTTAAACTGTACTGTTACCGAGTTACTATGAATTGAAGGAGGTTCCATGAGAATACCTCTAGCAATTCTTGGGTTAGCTTTACCATCAATCTTCAAAATACCGTTGATACCTGCAGGTATAGTAAAGCTTCCATCCTTATAAGACTCCTGCCACATTACTTGAGATACAGCTCCAATTGCATTACCAATATTTGTTTCATGGTCGCAATTTACTGTTTGCCCGAGTAACAGTTTCATGGAAGCCTTAAGTACTCCATTCTGACCAAAGTCAGTAGGATTCCAGTTCTTGGATACAATCGTTTCAGAAAGTAACCTAAACATTGGTTCTATGAACTCTTCGTCCTTCGGAGTAAGTTCCGATTTATCAAGGTTTGGATAATAGGTATTATAATCTATATCCCCTCCCCAAAATCCAAATTGAGCAATGGTATCCGGTGTCGGAGTCTTCCATTTGTAATAATTCTCTGAGAAAGCCTGGGCTCCAACTGCTTCTGGGATATACCCAGCCATAATGGTATGACCCTGGCCAATCACCATTGAATCAAGATGCTCTTTGTTTCTTTTAGTAAATTTACTCATCTTGCTTTTGTATTTTGGTCTCCACGAGATGGAGCCGGATTAGTTTTATCTCTTGACCTACGAGCAGATTGATTTTTATCATCTTGCCTTTGCTTCTTCTTAGTTCCTTCTTGAGGGTCTGAGTTACCGCCTTTAGCAAATTGGTCCTCAAGTGAAACTCTTGGTTCATTCTCATCAGGAGAATCATAACCCATTGCCCAAGCATATTGGTCTTGGCTAATGATACCAGCCTTATATAATAAATCCAGGTTTTGGATTTTATACTGAAGACCTTGTTGAACCTTAACTTCATCAGAGATAGTTGAAGTTCCCCATGATATCTTTATTCCCTTATTATCAAAGCCTGCCAGACGTAGTTCTAGAGAATAAAGAAAATCCAATACATAAGTTACAAGCATTTGGATATTTTTTAACTGGCTGATTAATTTAGACAGCATTATACCCGTTGCTCCCTCTCCCGTTGTTGAACTAACTCCAATAAGGTTTCCATTAACTCCCAAACCATTTGCAACTGATTGCTGATTCATGTTCCAGGGTTTCTCAATATTACCAAGCTCCTTGGTAGTTGAATTGAGTTTAAACTCATGGTCATCAATATAACCCGTTACTATTCCGTCCTTCATGCCATTACGAAGATTTCTTTTCAAATCCTTTAGTATACGTTCAAGACGATTCTGGTAAGCTTGTAAGCTTTCATTAGGATTCTGGTCTGGTTTAGTCATCTTAGCTTCCAAGAATCCTACCATACCAACCATCTCCATTATGTGTTTGAAGTTAACCTTCATATCATGTTGACCTTTTAATGAATCCAATGCTGCCATAAAAGGAGGAATCCCATAAGGTTCATCGGTATCATTAAACATACCAGCATACACATAAGTTTCTGGGTTTAGTTTGATATAATCTTGGTGCTTAACAAAGTAATTCTTATTCCTCTGGTAAGGGGAATATACTCCATTGTTCTCCCTTTTGAAAACAATGTTCTCTGGTCTAAGGAATAAGACTGTATCTAAACCTTCTAGCCTATCATTGGGAACTCCTTCAACAGATATAGCTCCACTAACAAGGCATTGTACAATCATCTTATTAACTAGACCGTCTATACCAGCAGTATACCTAGACCATTTCTTTGTAGCTTCGGTAAGATGTTTTCTCATCTTATCTGCTTCGGCATCTGAATTATTTGGGAATGTTACCGTATGACCTGTGTTTGCCAACTTAAACATATCCTGCAAAGCAATGCCCATATCCGGATTTACCTTATATAAATCACGAATCAAAGGGATTACTTCAACACGAAAAGAAGGATCTACCATTACGGTCATCCCTTTCAGAGTACTGAGTAAAGAGTTATCTTCATCTACTGATACTCTACCAGGAGATATAGCAGCAGCTTTTGGCTTGCTTGGCTCCTTGTTTGATTCAGGAGGTGGGTCTTTCTTTCTACCCCAACTCCAATTAAAATTGAGCTTTTTCATTTCGGTTGTACTATTACGTTAGTTTTTCCTTTTCTTATGTGATTACAGATTGCTTTACCGAATATAGAGTCATCTGCATATACATCCCCCTCTAGGTCTACATCTACTGTAGAATTATTAGCTCTATGCTTACCCATTGCAACTGGCCTACCTAAACCATCATATATGAAGGTATATGCTTCTTGAACAAAGAAAGGGTCTTTAACAGTAATATTATCTTCTCGAATATCCTGTTCAAGTCCCTCTACAATAACAGAACGGTTCTTTTGTGTAGTTAACCATCCTGGAGATTTATCTACCTCAGGTCTAGATTTACCTTTCTTCTTAAGCATTTTCTGATAATAATACAGTTTAGGATAACCTTCAGTTTGAAGAGCAGAAGTTACTGCTAATCCAACATCATTGGATTCTGGAGCAATGGTAGCAAAGTTAAACAAATGCCCTGTATCTCCAAGTAACCTTGCATACTTATCTACTGAAAGTCTACCTTTGAATACTGCTTGTTCTTCTCCTTGTTTATCCATGCAAGTAAATGCAGAGTAGTCAGAAGACCTACCAGTTGAAACGTCAGCACCAATGAAATATTCCTTATCTGGTGCTGGTTCTAAGAATTGCCGATATTGACCATTGAATCTTTTCTTAATAACCGGATAATCACTAAGACAGTCTTCGATAGCTTTGATATCAGCTAAGTCGAAGACCGTATTTCCAGATGATAAGAAGTCACCATCAATTTCTTGTGCAGTTCTTTTGGTTCCCAAAGCAGAAGACATTTCATTGTACCAATTAATGTCTCGTTCTGGGTGCATTTGCCAATACAATCTGAGTGGGTTAAATGGATTCCCACCTGCAATAGCATCAACCCAAGTTGAGTGGTAGAAGTTACCAACTCCATAAGGAGTGGAATTGATGATAGCAGCTCCACCAGTGGAAAGAGTAGGAAAAGCGGCTGCCCAAATCTGGGCTGCCCATCTAACTACTGCTGCTTCATCAATTACCAGTAAGGATAGAGATTCTGAACGACCGGCTTCTGAAGACGTTGGGATAGATTCTATGAATGAGCCATTATCGAACTCTATCATTGATGCAGAACCATATTCTCCCGAACGACCATTTATAATCGGTGTCTGTAAATACCATGGCAGGTTTTTGTACATGAACTTAATCTTCTTAAGTACCTTCTTTGCTGTTGTGTCCTTGATTGAGATAATGTTAATCTTCTTGTTAGGATGATACATTGCCAACCATAGGCAGTACATAGAAATAAGCTCTGTAATACCTGCCTGTCTGAACTTAAGCAGAATATTGAAACGTTCTTTTACGAAATTATACAGAACCGATTTTTGATATGGGTAAAGTTCGAATCTTACCTTTCCCCTCATAGGGTGTATCACATAAGTGAAAAGGCTAAAGTAAAAAACATCATTACTAACTTTAGCAAGTGTTGCTAGTTCTTCCCTTGTGAGAGCAGATGTGTTAGTTTCTATGTTAATCTTCTTTGCCATAATCAAAAGTTATATGTTACTGAAAACTCTAAGTCAGCTTTTATTCCCGAAAAGAACTTCGGATAATGAAAAGCATTTATACCGAGTTTATAATTGAAATTAGTAGTCTTGATTGAAAGGCCTGTCCCTATGTCTAACATTTGATTAAATACCCTATATTTACCATAAACGTATGGACTTAGAGTTAGTTTTCTAATTCTTTTTTGAGTTAATTGACCTTCATACCAATTGTACTTATACTTACCTAAGTCCATGTTAAACATTCTCGTTGAATAGGAGTTTGTTTCCTTGTTGAATAAACTTAGATTCAATTGGTTTTTATCCAAGGTAAATTGGACCAAAGAATCTTCTCTACTAATCCTATTCGAAGTAACCGCTGTTGAATCAGAAGCCTGGGGTTTAGTCGAATTGCTACTGTTTCGATAGAAGTCGTAGAGAAGAATTCTCTGGGGCTGAACCAATTGTGTATAGGGTATCACAGGTTTGAAGTTCTCTTTCAATTTGATTGTATCAGGAATGCCAATGACCGATGAATCAGGAAGTTGACTGATATATGAATTCAGTTTGTAATTCCTGAAGCAAAGGTAAATAGTAAATCCTAGTAGCAAAAGGAACACAAAGTTCTTCCACTTGTTTTTATCTGTTTTCATCATCACGAAAAATTTAATTATTACTAACTATCGGTAATCGCTAAGCGATTACCTTTTATCGAACGTAGTGAGATAAATTTCCTATATCCTAAAACATATATCCAATATCTACTACAAACAATAGCTATTATACGTATATAAAAATATAGATATATATACGTAGTATATTATATATCTATATTTTTCAAAGGGTAGTTTGGAGTAATATATACTTTAGTATATATTAACATGAAAGTGTACCTAGACCCTTTTGATACATTTTTTAAACCAAATCCCCACCTCATATACCGAACCTTTGGCAATTGTATACCTTGCTTTATTTAACCAATAAAGGTAATTTTCTTGGTCAATGTAAATCTTAAATTTTTTAGGAAATCCCATAATTACCTTGAAATCATTAATCCCAAGAGGATACCCATCAGGTCTAAATTGCCTATCTGCAGGTCTTAAAGTTAGAGGTGGTTTATCTAATTCTAATCGATATACTCCCGGGAGAGTACTCATCTTTGCAGTTTTAATGGGCCATTTCTTCTCGTTCTTGAAAGCACTATTCCATAATACTTGAATCTTCTCAACAGTCAGATTCTTCTTTTCGGGGAGTTTTCGATAATCATACATCGCCAAAGTTTTTTCTATTGGGATATTATAATTACTCCCGTAAGGAGATACAAAGAGCAAGTCTCTAGTAAGTTTTGGAGTTTTTACTTGGAATACTTCATCAAAAGCATTCAAGTATTTCTTACCGGTTTTCTTATGCACTCCAATGATGATTAGACGTTTCCTTGATACTTGAGAGTTCCCATAGTCAGAAACTGACCTTTCATGAAAAATAAGTTTATAGTCCTTAAAGGTTAAATTAAAGAACTCATAAGGAAGCAAAGATAGCAAACGAGGAAGATTTTCAATAAGAAAAATCTTAGGCTTATATTCTAATATTGCAGCAGTTACTAGATTTAAACTCCTGTTATCCTTAGGATTACCCAATTCTTTTACCTTTGAAAGCCTCATAATTGAAGCTATCCCGCAATCTGGGGAAGCAACCACAATATCTACTTTCTCATCAAATTCTTGTAAACAAAATCCCCTATAAAAGGGTATATCCCCAAAGTTTAACTTCCATTGACTCTCGCAACTAGTATGAAATACTCCTCTTGGTTCAATATTGGCTAGTATTTTATATTTCTTACTATGTAAAAATGGAAATAATAACGCCCCTTGGGCGGCTGAAACACCTAATATATTCATATATGAAAAATTTAGTTCAATGTAATGTACCCGGTTTTTGTAACTTATATGTTACTAAAGGAGGTAAAGCTTTTAAAATCCAATCTAATAATACTCTAAAAGAGCTTAAAGTAGGTTATAGAACTAACTCTAAAAGAAATGGAACCTATATTAAGCCCACCGTTAGTGTTAGAGTTAGAGGTAGAAAACGTAACTCCAGACAAACTCTGGCAAGATTAGTGGCTTTAGCTTGGGTTCCCAATCCAGATAATAAAAATTGTGTATGCCACATAGACAATAACCCCTGTAACAATCATTATAAAAATCTATACTGGGGTACAGTTTCTGAAAATAATGCACAAAAACAAACTGATGGCCGAGCTAGAGTTTACTCTGATAGATTAAGGCTTAGAGTATATAGATATAAGTTGAGACATCCCAATACTACCTCAAGATACTTAGCCCAAAAATTTAAAATAAGTAAGACTAAAGCTCGGTCAATTGTAACGGGAAAAGATTATGTAATTAAAAATACTTATTTCTTGTAGCTTCTAAGTTTTACATACTTAACCCAGGAATAATGTTTACGAGTTCGGATATACTCCAAGTCGTGGTCATTATTATGGGCTTCCTCTTCGAAGCTTACATCATGGTATCTTTCGCTTTGTTTGTTCCACTTAGCAAAGAACATGATGATTAAGTACTCGATTGCATACCATAAGTAGTAGAATACCCATAACATCTCTTGCATTTGCTTGAGATGAATGTGCTCATGGTTGTAATCATAGGTGTCAAACTTAGCACCTTTTCTCACAAAGACAATTCCGAATAGGTTCATTGCCTTGTATCCCTTGAAAGGGATGAATTTGTTGTAAATTACCTTCATTATATCTTGTTTTTAAAGTTTTCGTAAGCGTTTTTTAACTTCTGGTCATAGGCATTTTCAGCATAACCAGGACCATTATACTTCCGAGCAAAGCCTGCCCAGTCATGTTCCTTCAAGTTCTTCAAACAACGGGTATTATTCATGTAATAATACATCAATTTCAGCTGAGAAGCATGAGATTCTTCCATCTTTTTGACGAAATCAAAGACATTTTTACACCCACAATAGGCAAAATTGAAGCCCATAATCTGAAACATTCCCCAAGAAGCTGACTTTAGAGCACATTCTTCATCAATTTTCTTGGCAATTTCGAGTCTTTTGTACTCATGAGCTTCACCAAGATACTTAGATTTGTCCCATTTCGGGAAACAAATGGTAGGATAACTCTTTTGAGCAGCAACTGCCTTGTCCAAACCGAATTTGTTCTTGATTTCCTTGTACATAATGTGACCTTCGAACAGAATTTGAGGTCTACCATCTACTAAAAATCCATCTCTGCCTGCTGCTTCTACCAGTTGTACTGATTTAAGCAAGGCTGGTTCTAGTCCCAAATCATTGGCTAGAGCCACAATCATTTCATTAGTTAACTTATCCATAACGTTATATTTTAAAGTTCATTAAAGATTAGAAAGTATTGCTGAATACCCTGCTTGGGATGGTTCTTTAGGTTCTATTATCCTATATAATTTAATAATGTAGAAATATGGAAACTGAAAAATGTCACCTATGCAATGAACCTATCGACTTGCATCAGTACGAATTATCTAGGGCAATCCCTAAAATAATGGAAGCCAAACAACTTTGCTTTCATTGTGCTTTCTGGCATAACATTAAAGAAGAAGATGATAAGGTAAGAAAGGATTTTTCGATGGAAATCCTCCCATTAATCACTCCGGATTATCGTCATTACACTATCCATCTTAATTCCTTATGGATAGAAGTTGGTACTTTCAGAAGAGAACGTATTAAAACTTCAGAAAATTACATTGCTATGCTCACCGGAGATAATTCCATGATTATTAACTCATATAACAATTGGGGATTCCAGGGCATAATTCCAGAACACTCTAGAGGACTTTTTACTCCAAATGGATTAATCCTTACTCCTGTAGAACTTATGGAAATCTTAAGTCGCAAATCCTTTACCTCAGAGGATTTAAAATTTATGATTCAAAATTATACAGATAATAAATAATTTCGTATATTTGCATAAACTAATTAATAAAGATATGAAAAAGAACAAAGAAACCAAAAAGCTAAAGGAGGGTGAAGAAGTAATTTTCTCTGATGGCAAAACCTTAATGGAGAAAGTAAAGGTAGAATCTATCGACAAGAAAGGTGGGTTTGCAATCCTGAGTAACAAAGTAAAGGTATCAAGAACCCTGGGACCCGATGGATTCTATACAAGGTTAGATGGTAAGCAAAGTGTTATCCTACCTCTTACGGATAAATCGGAATTGGATTATCAAGCATTCAAATCCTACTTCTCAATTAAGAGAAATCTGGACTTAATCAAATCCAAGATTAAGGATATGAAGGACAAAGACTTCAGCGAACTAATAGTAGAGTTAGATAAGAAGATATCCAAAATCGTAAATAAATACTTCGAACAATGACTCTATGGATTATCTTGGGTATAATATATGCTATCTGTATTATACCTGCCTGGTTTATGACCAGGGTAATATGCTCAATGCACCGATTAACTAGACCGGGATTCCTATTCCTAACTATCTGGTTAATCATGCCACTATTTCCGATATACTTTATAATAACTTATATAGAAAAGAAACATGAACAGAGAGATTAAGACTGAGAAGGTTGGTAGGCAAAAGAAGCTTACCAATCCTTGCCCAGTAATCAAGGGAGAGACAGAAGTAATGGTGGGAAGCCCAAGGTGTATTACCTGCCAATGGTTTGAAAGAAAATTAGAGAAGAATGGAAAAGCCTACGTACACTGCAATCGATTATAATTCCAAAGAGAATAAGGTAATCGAAGAAAGGATAAGAAATTATTACTTACCTGTAAAGAATGTCCTTGAGACAGTTCGGGATAGAAGGATTAATATACCAAATTATCTAGGAGGATTATGTGTTGACCTGATAGAGGTGAGTAGAACCATTAATATAGAGTTCAATCTTTCTAATGATGGTACATACTTATGGAGAGAGGTAATCAGACCCTGGTTTACTCCACAAAGGTTTAACCTTACCGATGTATACTTCACTTATTGTACTCCTGATATCTTAATTTTAGGAGGATATGGGTTAACCGTTGATAGTAAGCCATGGTATAAGGTACCTTTAGAGAAATTGAGGGGTTATAAACCTTTGTTGAAAACAGGATTCTGGTTCCCCACCAGTAAAGCATATAATAATAACCGTATTAAAATACTAGAGTGTGCCTTGGAGGATTTAGAGAGAATTAAAAGAGAGGGAGATAATCTCCCTCCCATTACAGAAGATGAACCCATAATTTATTAAGTTATGGAAGATATTAACATCGGTAAGGATATGGTAAAGGTAACAGCGATAAGGGATGATGACCATAAGAGAATCCTAAGATGTTCTGAAGGTAATAGGGTTTGGTATCGGTTATGGATTAATCCCGAGGATATGATGAGAATAGAACCATTATTGGAGGGAGGAGATAGGATTTGGATGGAAGAACTTGAGATGTATTATACTTTCTTCTATGAGATAAATAATGGTAGGAGGGTCTTAGGGAAGGATAGGATTAAGGAGATATTGAATATTCTTTTGTAAGATGAATGCCAGGGATGTTAGGTCTCTGGCTTCTTTGTGTGTTGAGGGATATCTTGGTATGCCCTTATCATAAGGAGGTAAATTTTGGTGGTACTAAAAGGAGGCTTACCTATCTGGGCAAGCCTTTATCACGAAGAACGAAAATCATGGCCTACTAAAAACGGGGTACGGTTACGTTAAAATTAACATTCAAAAATAAAAAGTAAGGGACAAACATTTTTATTTGCTTTCCCTTACTTTTTATTTAGTTTATAAGTTCTTTAAAAAATCTTTTGTATCTTTGATAATCTGAATTAATACCCAAATTACACCAACAAATAAAAATACATTTAATAGCATATCATTTAATTACTTGAAATTTTTGACTATTTGTAAACCTTTTGTTAGAACTTCTTTTTTTGTGTCCTTTGTATTTTCGCTTGCAATACTTGCAAATGAAAAATCATTCACTTTGTAGACTTGCTTATAAAATTCTGTAAATGCAGAAACAAGTGTTTTTAGTTCATTTTGTTTCTTTTCTTCTTTCGCTTTGCAAATCGAATCAAGCAAAGAAAAAGTTGTATTTCTTAATTTCTTTCGATACGCTTTCTTTTGCTTTTCGTTCAACTCTGCAAAAAGACTTTCAATATAAATTTCTGTTTTCTTTCCTAAAGAAGTTTTTAAAAGTCCGTTAGTTTTTTCATTTAGACTTTTAAAAATACTATCAACTGATAATTTAATAGTGCTATTTGCTTTTGCTTGCGCTTTTGCTTTATTTGCACTAACTTTGTTTACTTTGTTGTTAGCAACTTCTTTTTCTACTACTACATTCTTTAATTCTTCCATAATAAAATACATTTAGTTTTTAAGTTTATTTTATTATATCCTTTTCTCTATAAAACTAAATGATTTATAAGAAAAAGAGAAAAGGAATAAATTAATTTTATATTGTTTCAATATGTCAAACATCGCTTTTTGATTACATTACAAAGATACAATTTATATTTTAATTAGCAAAATTTTCAGAGAATTTTTTTTATAAAAATTGTTAATCAAAATTTTAAATATCTCTTTGCTTTTTCAACA